TCCGTCTGCCATTTTGTTCTCCAATTGGGGTTTATAAAATTACTTATTATTTAGGTTCTTCCATGTTTCTAACACGACTTTTAGGGACTTGCAGAACATATCTTTGTTCAATAACAGGTGGTTTCTTATCTTCTATCTCTTCTTTTCTAGTCCCTATAAGACCTACACTGGTTATCAGTAGTAGAACTGCAAGAGGGTCGAATACAAAGATAAGTGCAAATATCACCCACCTTACTGCGTTGTCGAGGTACTCGGTTGCTCTATCTTGTCCATAGATTACCTCTGCAACATATTTAATGGGGCCGATCTCACCTTCTTGCATGAGTTGTTCCCTTTTGAGTGGCATCATCTCTTCATTGTATTTAACCACTTGATCTATTATACCATCCATGTCGATTGCTATCAACCCCCTTTCTTCCTTTTGTCTACGATCAATGTAGTTACGGTCTTTGGGTTGTGCAGTGTTGATGATAGTGTCGAGGCCGATCAGTCTATTCTCTAGACGTTCTAGTTTACTCTCCTCACTTGAAATTCGTTTCTCTATGATTGATAACTCTAGTGAGAATGAGTCACCCTGTAGTGTCTGTTCGATGTTTGCTTTTGATAGGAATCCAAAGATACCCAATGATGTAATTAACATTAACACTACAACACTAGTAACTAGATACCACTTCTGCCACTTGATCTTATCCCAAAACAAGTGTAAGTATGCAGCCGTTACGAGTTTACCGAACTCTAGTACCCCTGTCATGACAACCACTTCTATGTATGCTCCTGCAAATATGGTTGCAAGACCAATAACTGAGAAATATGCAGCTATAAATGCAATTGAGATTGAGGTGGCCAGGGCCAGGTAATTCAAAAAGTTCATAAATTATACGTTAGAGTTTCTTTTGATCAAGTCGAAAATCTGAGAAGGTTCGTAAACGTCCTTCCCTTTCTTCTTCTTCTTGACAATAGGCTCATGGGTAGATGTCGCACTACCTGTTGCGTTCATAGGTGCATCTTCCCACATCTTGAGATTTGCATAGATTTGTTGTTTTTTAGTATATGTCATCGCCAGTCACCAGTACCCTATCTTCTCCGATATATCCTATGTATACGAGCATTCCAAATATATTAGAATGTTCCTCATGTATATTTATAAGCATTTTCTCGGGATAGACAGTTTCGTTTTGTTCTTTTAGGGGTCTTCGAAGTCTATATGTCTTGTTAGTTTCTACTGAGGGGACATCTGCAGCTTCAGTTAGTTGTTCCATGAATACTAGATCATTGTCTTTGAGGTGTCTGTAGAACTTCTCACACAACTCTTCCATCTGATCTTCGTTTATCTTAGTCTCTTCTTTCAGTAACAACAATGCAATGGCATAGGATGCAAATGCAGATTTTCCGAATGGAACCTTTTGTATGATTCGTTTTAGGTTGAACACTAGTCTATGTAGTAAGGTGTAGGACTGTTTATCTTCTGAAGTCTCTACCTCTCTATCATAAAGTCTTGCACCCTTCTTATCTATGATGCCCAATTTATATGCATCAAAATCTGTCCACTTGGTAGTGAGCATCTTGAGTGTTCGGAAGACTATAAGTGTATCAATGATTCGGGACATATAGTTATTTAGGTTGTTTTAAACCTCTAAGTTAAGAAATGGAGCCCGCAACAAGAGTCGAACTCGTGACATCTTCATTACAAGTGAAGTGCTCTACCAACTGAGCTATACGGGCATGTTTTATAATTCTGTAAGTTTCTGTGTAAGGTGATCGTCCACTGGGATTTGAGTATCAAAGTCTAGTGTAATGTAACCTAGATACAATAACATCGTCTTAATAGATGCCCAATATACATCGTCCTTTATCTTAAATCTTAACATTCTCATGGATGCTTCGAATCCGAATACATTGAGAATGGTTATAACGTGGTTTAACATAAGACGTTCTCTCAGTTCTCCACTTTCGTGGTATCTGAAGAGAAGTCGTTTGAGATATCGGAATCTACGAAGGTCTTCATAAAAATCCTCAATGTCTTCACATTGAGGGTCATCGTAGTTTTGTAATGCGAATGCATTAAAATTCTTAATAGTTATTTTGTCAAATAGACCCATAATATATCATAATGTAATGTGTTTGTCTTTTATTTAGACAAGTGAACCGTAGACTTTAAAACTTCCTGTTTCTAACTTCTCTATCTTTAGAGATAGTGTGTACGACTCTGCACTCTTGTCAAACTCATCATGTGGGGTATCTACTGTCTTACCGAATGATTCGTTTCTGACGAAAGATATAGAATGTGTTCCACCTTCTGAGAAATCAACAACTGATTCCATTTCACGGTTTGCATCAGCTTCTGCAACTACTCTTGACAATCCAATTTGAAGTAATTTTGCTTCCATTTGATTGAATGCAGCTTCAGGATTCAAATACTCTGTAGTAGCACAATGACCTAGAACGGCATTGACTCTTGACTTGATAACTGAATCAGTAATATCATATGCTGATTGCTCTGAAATTAATCCTGATTCTGTTATAAAACTTTTAAATGTTTTCATATTCTTATCCTATTTGTGCAACACCTACACCAAGTACTTCTGCATGTGCAGCGAATACTTCGTCTGTAGGGTTCTTGTTAACTACTTCACTTGAACCTACACCTAGTGTAAATGTTCCGATTGTTACGTTTGCAGCCGTCTCGACAGTTACTAATCTTGCAGTAGCACCACTATTATGAACTCTAACTGCAGAAGTTAATCCGAAGTTAGAGCCATTGGTAGTTGAGGTTGCACATGCAGCTTCTGAACCTAATAATTTAATTTTCATCCGATTATGCGACTACTGTAATTGAACCAGCTGTAGTTCCAATTCCGACTACAGAAGTGATTGTTGATACAGTTGCTGTTCCAGCATCTTTAATAGTACCACCACTTAATGCAACAGGGTTAACACCGACTGTAAGTACATCTGCATCAGCTATAGTTGCCGAAGCAGCTGCTACTACTAGACTAAATGTAAGTTCGTTAGTACCAGTTCCACTAGCATATACTAATGAGTGTGGGCCTCTACCTGTTCCTGCTCCTTCATTACCGTTAAGTACTGAAAGTGTAGGACTTCCTGTTACGTCAACTGCTTCGTTGAATATAACTTTTGCAGATAGTGTTGAACCAGCTGCAACTCCATGTGCAGTTGAAATCCAATCGATATCAGTAATGTCAGCAGCACCAAGTGCAACGGTGAAGTTTTTCATTGCAACAAGTGTTTCAGTTCTAACTCTAGAACCTACTGTTGTTGCTAATTCCCATCCGTGTGGTTTTGCTTGTGTTCTTGTTTTCTCAGCATCAGATAACCAATTTGGTTTAGATTCTGTTCCTGAAGTGTGTCCCCATAATGCCATTTTCTTTCTCCTGTTTATCTGTTTGCGACTTTTAGTATCGCATCAAATGTTTTTTTGAAGGACTTTATATCCTTTTGTAATAATCCTAAGTATTTAGACCGTACTGGGGTCTTAAGACTCATTAATACTGTGTAAACTTTAGATGCATCTTGGTGCTTAATCTTAAGCTTCTCCATATCATCCGTTCTTACTTCCGTATCCTTTTTTGTGTCATCTATACTTGCAAGTTGTGTTAAGACATTTGCATCGGGACGTAATTGCATTCCCCTTGCTGTAGATGATAGGGCAGCTACTGCACTATTGACTACATCTTCTTCACTTGCTTCGGCATATTTACCACCAGCCATCTTAGATATCTTATCTAACATAGACCGTAATTCTTCTTCAGTCTTTGCCTTTGCGACTGCACGAGCAATCTTTTTGTTACCAGCATCAGACATCATTCCAAAGTCTGCCCGTTTCTCGGTCATAACCTTGTTGATCTTCTTGGCTTCATCTTTGATGTACCCAAGTCTCTTCAATTTCTCTTTGAAGACTCTGTATCTAGCGTCTACTCTATCCATTAGGACTAGTCTTCTTTATCTTCAGAGTCGTCTTCTTTGCCCTTCTTCTTGTCTATTGCTTTTTGAAGAGCAGGTGGTAATTCACCTTCTTTGACTTCTTCTTTGTCTTCTGAATCGTCTTCACCTTTCTTCTTAGCAATTGCCTTCTTTAGTGCTGGGGGTAATTCACCTTCTTTGACTTCTTCTTTCTTACCGTCTTTACCTTCTTCGTCTTCACTGTTCCAGTTGTCTTCTACGTATGCAAAGAATTCTTTCTTCTTAGCACCATCAAGTTCTGCTGGAGATGTAACACCAAATTTCTTTAATACACTATCAAAGAACTTCTTATATGCAGCGGATGACTCCACAACTTTCTTAGACGCCTCTACTAATGAGTCTGATAGTCCGAGTCCATATCCGTTAAATGCTTTGTTTATCATTGTTCCAATTCTCCTTTATCGAAGTAATCAAACAATTTTTGTTTGTTATCTTCAGTGAGCTCCATAGACTTTGCAAGTCTACCAAGCATGTTTTTTTCTGTTAGTTTTTGTACTGTTTGAATTGCTTCATCTTCTGCAACGACTTCTTCAAGTGCAGATAAGACTTCTTCAGGAGATGCCTCAACGACTTCTTCAGTGAATCCTTCTAGTAAGGAATCGATCTCGTCTGATAGCAATTCATCGTCTGTTTTCTCAACGATAGGTTGCTCTTTAAGTCCTGTACGAACTTGTTCGAGTATCTCTTTCCAATTTTCTGATTTAAAACTCATATGTTTATTTATATAATTCGGATTCCCGAACTTATTCTCCCTCAGTTTGATCAAATATTCCTAGAACCCAGTTTTCACCAAGATTTTCAGCATATATTTCTGAATGGCCGTGACACTTCCGTGTTGCTAACCAATCATTGTGTTCGTGCAAATCTACTTCAAACCCTTTATCGGTTTTAAATACTTTTGCATACCTACCACTATCGTTTTTATATGTGTGGTATAATTGCCTGTCTGCCATAATATATCTCCTACCAATGTATTTAGGGGGTAAGGAAGAGTTAGTCTTTGAACTTAATCCCAATCTTAGGTAAGGTATTCTCACCAAAGTTTGCATGGTCTAGTGCTTTCTTAACATCTTTATGCTTTGAAAGACCCTTCTTAAGTTTTTCAATCTTCTTGATTGCAAAACTCATAGCACCACCATGATCGAGTGCAATTTTTACTGCTAGTTTTGCAAATTCATCAGTGACTTTGTTCTTTCTGAAGTATACAGAAATCTCTTGTCCAGTCAATTTTTGACCGTCCATATTAGGTTTTTCATTTAAGTTCTGAGACTCTTCTTTGATTCCTTTTCCTACAGCAGTATCGTATAACTTCTTACCATCTGCACCTTTTAGAGAAGTTGCATCTGTTGGGTTAGCGACTGCCTTGTATTCTGAACCTTCTTTCATACCCATAATACGTTGTGCAAGACCAACAAGTTTTTTCACATCGGAATTTTCCATTTGTGCTTTATTCTTGTCACTCACCTTTTCGTATGCTTGAGTGATAACACTTGCAGTGAACATGTCAACCATGATTCCACCGATTTTCTTTGCACCCTTAGTGTTAACGATTTCTTGAAAATCAGGTATTAGGTTCTTACCTTCACTGAGTACTTCTTCTATATTATCCATAGTGTCTCCTTCTACCGATTCGGTTCTTCTCTTCGGTTTTTGACTGTAATAGTCTTTTAAAAATTCTTTTGCTTGTGCAAGTGAAACTGGATAGTTTTTTGCAATGTCTTTTGCTGTCATACCTTGTTGAATGTCTAGGAATAGGTCACCCATTTTCCCTTCGTCTAGGAAGATGCCTTGTTGGATTGCAGATTCCATAACGAATGATTCATCGAAATGATAACCTTGTCCAGCAGTAGATGGGTCTCCGTATGTTGACTTACCTCGGACAACACCATCAAGTTTTCTTAGTTGTGACTTAGTTCCATCCAGTTGTACTAGTGTAACACCGCCACTACCTTTTGTGAACTTGACTTTCAACTTCATCAACTTGGCTGCACTTGTGAATGCATCTGATTCGGGTTTCTGAATACCTTTAACTTGGTATACGATCTTCTCTTCATCTAATGATTCCTTAATACCGTTCTTCTTTCTCCATATAAGAACAGTTTGTGCATCATTGATTTGATCAGCGTAGTTTCCTTTACCCTCGGTGTTTTTCTTATTGGAAGGATTTGCCTTCATCGCTTTCTGTGAATCTTTTTGGATGTATTCCAATGATGCTTTTGGTAAATCCCAAAAACGAACATTTTCTATGTTAGCCCCACCTCGTGGTTTACCGTCACCCATACTCCACTTTTCTTCTAAATTAATAGACTCATTCATCTTTTGGATATCGCCTGGCTTCATTCCTGGCCATTTAGAATCAGGATGAATATTCTTCTGACCCTTTGGTGGTTTAACTTTCCACACTATAGCTTGCTTTGCTTCGTTTGTTGATTCCTCAAAACCTTCGTCCCAATCATCTGAAGCACCTCGTGGTTTTTGAGTAAGATACTTGATAGCACCTTTTCTCAATACTGCATCAGACTTATTTTTGTTAGCAGGATACTTCTTCATGATCATCATGGTGTGGACAACCTTCTTTTCGAACTCTTTTGGAGAATCTTTCTTTTCTTCGTCTAATGATTCCTTAATACCCATCTTAGCCGCCTTGGAAACAGTCATCAAAGTTTGATTGTCACTAGAGGTGAATGCACTATTACTGGGTTTTCTTTTAAACTTCTTAATGATCTTACGATTCTGAACAAGAACCCATGCTTCCGAAGATTCGTCAATTTCATCAGACTCACCCATTCGTTTACCCTGAGTTGCACTGGTATTGGTCGGAAACTTAGTGTCCTTGACTGCAACCATGTAACCACTCATATTTGCTTTCGGGTCACCCATGTTCTTTGCACCTTTCTTTAGTGCCTCTGAACTGTTACGTGCCTTGACTATTACACTTCGACCTTTCTTTAATTTGTTTATGCTCTTGGTGACTGTGACTTTCCAAAAATCCATGCCTTCCATGAATGCTTCGACTTCTTCGTTCACATCTCTTACAGTGAAATCTTCATTGTAAGGGAATCCTTTTAAAGGGTTGTCAAAAACCTGAGAGAAATTCTTTGATCTTTCTTTCTTCTTCTCTACATTTTTTGCAGCTGCAAGTTTTAGATACTCATCAACCGTCTGGCCTGGGGTATCACCTTTGTATGCAGCTGTAATTTCTGTAGTACCCACTTCGTGGACACCATTGTTTTTCTTATTTCCTGACATTTGGTAATGCTCCCTTTTCCTTTAATTTCTTCATTCTTAGTCTAGGTTCTTTCCTGTTATAGTTTTGAGACACTAGGGATAAGTTGTTCTTATCATTGTTTAGTGGGTTGTTATCCTTGTGATGAACATCTTTACCATCACCAGCTTTGGCCTTACCCTCTTTTTCCATTTGTCTACGAGCTCTTTTTCTCGCAGCGTTTCTTTCCATCTGTTCGGGTCTACCACCGTAGTTTTCCCTTTCTTTCTTGTAATCTCTGTCTTCTTCGACTTCAGTCTCTTCTTTTCTACCCTTTTCGTATTTCTTGATAGAATCTCTTGATATCTTAATCATTCTCTTATCGTGTTTCTTAAGAGTTGCTTTCTGTCGTTTGTCCTTTTCATCTGTGTACCGTGACTCTTCAACTTCTTCTTTTTTTGATTTTATTGATTTTAATTTTGACATTGCCTTTTTGAAAATGCTTGGTTCTTTATTTTTAACCTCGTTTTCCAACTTCTTACTGACATCTATCTCTGCACTAGTTGGTTTATAGTTTTTATCCTTTTTGAATTTGGAAATCAGTTTACCAACTGTTGCCGTTGTTGACGCTTTAGCATCTCTATGCAACTTGGGAGTTTGAGGTGATGATATCATTTGATACATTATCAAAGCAGGAAGCACCACCATAGCACCAGTACCCCATATCGCAAAAAACAAGGCGTTCATATCTTCATCAAGTTCACGGTCTTCGGTTACAGTCTCTTCACCAAACTTAAGGAACATCTTACCTTTATCTTGTTTTTGGTCTGTAACTTTATGTCCAACCATTGCACCTAGAGTGTTGATCATACCCAATCCTCTTTCAGGATTCTTAGTGTATTCTTGATCTAGTTTCGTTTCAATTTTTCTTGTGATGACTTTTAAGATGTCACGAACACTTGCTACGAGTTTACCTTCGTCCAAGTCAAACGACTCATTCTTTTTACCATACTTCTTGACTAGTGCAGCGTGTTCTTTTGCACGATCTTTTGCACGTTTGTCTAAGTCTACACCACTCTTCTTCAATCGGGTGGTCAGTCTTTTAGATGCGGATACCTCATCCAACTCTTGTTTCCAAGTGTCGATAAAGTTTAATAACCCTTCGCTTTGTTTTTCATTTGATTTTCTGTCGGCATCACGTTTAGATTTAATTGCATCATCGTCTTTTTCTTTACTATCGGAATCTGATTGTCGTGCAACTTCTCGTTCATGTCGAGTCGTAAGAGATTCAAGGTCTCGTTCTTGTGAGTCCTTAAGTTTCTCTGTCTCTGCAGCGTGTTTTGCTTTGAGTTCTGCAGAGGCAACTGCATCTTCCATCATGAAATCTTCAACTATAGAATTGAAATCCATTGATGCATCTTTTGTTACTTTAAGTAGTTGGTCTAATAAATCCATAATACTATTTAGTCTTTTTTAAAAGTAGTTCTCGTGTTTTCCATGCAATAGCTCTGGCATTAGTGGGAAATTTCTTTGCCCATGCAGAGATACTACCAAAGTGACTGTCTGCAGTCTTCTTTAGTGATGCAGCGGTATCGTTATTTTCAATCTCTATAAACCCTGTTCTGAACATGGTCTTGAATAGTTTTGCATTAGTCTCTACTGCATCGTGTTCCATCTTAACTACTTCAGGGGGAACTGTTCGAGCTCTTAAATCATTGAGTTTTAGTGCAAGTTCTAGACTTGTTTTAACGAATACCATCTTGGATTCATATCCCAATGCATCTAATTGTGCCTTATAGTCTTTAATCTTACTGGCTTTTGCACTAGTAGTGTCAAATACTAGACCCAATCTATTGGGAATGTACAAGTCCATTTGTTTTCCTGCTATTTTCTTTGCCTTTGCTCTCATCCCATCTCTTTCGGGATTGACTTCACCACTACCATCTGAAGTCATCTTCATAGACATCTTTGCAGTGGTCATCATTCTTTCGAAATGTTGATCACTATTAATCATTTTGAGACCCATAGTGTGTAGTGATAGTGCTTTAACAACTGTTGTTTTACCTGAGCCTGGGCCACCCATTAGGAATAATGCTTTGAAGATTCCTTGGTCATAGACCCCTTCTTGTAATTCGTCTTCCTGTATATCGGTCTGCATATAAAACGGCAGTGTTCCTTCAGTAAGTCCCATACCTCGTCTTACTGCATTGTACAGTTGTTTCTGTTGTGCTTTGTTAGTAGATGGAACACCGTCTTTGAAGTTATCAAAGTCTCCGTCCTCTGCATACTGTCTCATTTTGGATGCACTCATACCACTAGTGTCATCTGCATCGGGGTCTCTCTCCCCTGCAGATACAATTTCGATCTGATCAAACTTGTAGTAACCGTGTCGTGCTTTGACTCCGTTGTACTTCTTCAACAACATATCGAACTCTCTAACTCTGTCCGAACCTACTACCATCTTAATTTTTTTGTAACCCTGTCGTTCTAATTCTACTGCAATGTCAAATACTGTTCTTGCAGCGGTATCAACAATGATCTTACCAAAGAACTGTCTAAGGAACTTGATCTTGTCTACATGTGATAGGGGGTTCTTAACCTTGTCATTTGAGTGTGAAGTGAACACTAGAGGTGTATAACCACCCGAGACTGACTGTAGTTTGTTTACCAACTTTGCATGACCAGTGGTGGGTGGGTTGAATCTTCCAAAGGAGAACACTGCACCCTTACCAGTTGCTTCAGTTAAAAATTTGTTAAACGTTTTCATTCGGCATAATCCTAAATTTTAATAATGGTCTTCCATTGATAGTAATGTCACCCTTCTCGTTTCTACCGATCTCTTTGACGACAATTTTCTTATTCTTGAATTTTCCACCAAGGACGACATCTCCTATATTTATGGGTATCATAATCGACTCATTAAAGTGTTTAAAGGATTTCATTAGGTTTCCATGTAACAATTTTTTGTCGGTTTGGCGGACATTTCTTGGGCCCAACTCAACTCTTGGATAATTCTGTTATACCAAGCCTTGTCGTAGTCCTTGGATGTCTTATCCATGTCCTCTTTGAGTTGGTCTATTCTTACGGTAATATAATCTGGCTTAACTCTTCTCATTTTATTTGTCCCAAGCCTTGATTGCAGTAAAGTTATTGTGTGCAAATTCCATACGGTCTACAAGTTTAACTGCAGAACCACCTGAATCTATTGCAACATATCCTTCGGGGTTGACTGCTTCGAATCCTGTTGCAGTTTGTTTGAATGTACCAATACTCTTGACTCTATTCAATGCAACAATGATGATCTGTTTTGACTCCACCAATCCTCCCATGAATTTTGTAAGATTAATTAAGAACTTTTTCATCCCTCTCATGTCGTTATAGATTGATTCACCGATTTCTCGTTTGATCTCTTTGTGTTTCTCTGTCTTAACACCACCCACCACTTTGTCCTTCCAGTATGATTGAAAGTGTGCAAGGTATCCATCTGCAGTAGGTTTGTAACTTCCACCTCTTATAAGGGTGTTACAGTATGTTTTGTATGTTGCACCAGCACCTTTCTTCGTAATCATCTCTTGAATTTTTTGGAACTTATCTAAGTCTCTCTTCGAAATACCATGAAATGATTTACCGACTTCCTTTAATGCGAGTGTAAGTTTAAGTGTTTCTGTTGCAGTCATTGTGGAGTTACCACTAACATCTTTGTATGATGCATCGTCTACCCAAACGTCATTAGAGACCCCTAGGTTTGCTAGGTTCACACCAAAGGATGCAGAGAGGTCTTCTATCGTGCCACCAGTGTAAGTAGTGTGAAAGACAATACCCAATTTTGCTCTGTCGATGTCCTCTCCGATTTTAGAATCAGCGGATACTGCATAGAGAATAGTGTTCGGTTGGAATGTGATGTATTCAACACCGTCAATTTTTTTAGTTGTCTTATCATCGGTGAACATTAGATCACCCTGCATGATATTACTGAAAGATAGTTTACTGAGGTATTTGAATGAATCGAGAAACTTTGCTTCTAGTTGACCACTTAACTTTGGGTCTGCTTTGATCTCTGCTTCGGATGTGTAGAACTTAGGTTCTTTATTAAATAGAGATTTCTTTGCAACAAAGAATTGATTTGTTTCGGGATGTTTCCCACAAAAGATTGCAGGAGCTCCATCCCATTTAACGGTCATATTGACGGAAGAGGCTTTGCTCCCTTTCATCATATCTCTAAGACCTCTTAGGAAGTTGATTGCTCCTCTTCCACCATCAATACCTTGATTGATGATTTCATCTTCGAGATGTTCTAAATGTAGATTTTTTGCACCCATAATAGACTATTATACACGTTAAATGTGTTCCTGTCTACTATTTATAACAAATAGAAAGGTGATATTAAGCTGCGTTAGCAATACCTTCTGCTAAACTTGTGTTTGCTTCGGTTAGTGCAGCGTTCATTAATACTAACTCAGCTGCATGACGGCCAGCACCATCTAGTGTTATACCATTAGCTCCTTCTAGTTCGGTTTTGTAAGTCCAATATAGATCACCTGAAGTTACTGAAGGATTGTTTGTTGCCCATTCTGCCCAGTGACCCATGTAACCATCCCCAGTCCAATCAGACTTAGCAGGTGGAGTGTCATTTGCCATGTCAAAAGTTGCAGTATTACTGAAATCGTGAATAGAGTACGTACCAGTTGTTCCCGATACCCAAGCAATAGACTTTGCTATTGAATCTCTTAGTTCTGTACGAATTGCAATTTCTTCTGCTGTGATTGTTCCTGTTCCTGAGGGCATGATGTTTTCCTATATTTGAGGTTGTATACCTTTATTTAGGTTTTTGATAGTGGTCGAGAGTGTAATTTATCCTCTATTTTACTAATTTTCTGACTTAATTTCTCAATCTGCACGTCATCATGGGACTTCTTGGCATCCCTTAACTGCTGTTTGAGGTCAATTTTCTTTGATATAGATTCAATAACCTCATTAGATTGTAAATTCTTTTTCATAATATACTAGTATTTAGGTCAAATATTAAAGTCTTTAAATTTATCTGATCTACCACGGTCTGCAACTGGGACACTATCGTCATATGTTTGGTTTGCATCGACAATTTCTGTCTGTGCTTCTTGTTCACAATCGTACAACTTCATACGACTTCTATCAACTCCAATGACAAACCTTTTGAATACGGTTGGGTCATTGTATCTATTCTTTAACTGTTTAACTACCATCTGATCTAACTCTTCTAATTCTTCTGAGGAGATTAGTGCAAACATAAAGTCTGCTGTTGCTGGTAATCCAAATGACTCTGAGGTATCTGTTAGTTCCACATCTGTAGAACCGTAACCACTACGAGTCGTTTGTGTTGCACTCATGATTGGTACATTAAACTCTACTGCAAGTCCTCTAAGTTCTTCTGCAATACTCTTAACTAGTGTATAACTGTTTGCACCAGCACCAGGCTTTACCCTTGAAGACGCACATATGTTTAGATAGTCAATGTAAATCATATCGGGTTTGAAATCTTTCTTGACATCTAACTCTTGGAGTAAATGTCTGAAGTGTCCTACGTGTGCTGATGCAGTTGGGTATTCTTTGATAATCAACTTACCTTTGGTCTTAGATGCAATCTTATCAATCTTCTTATTGAACATCTTCTTAGATAGATCGGGTAGGTCTTTCATAGGGACATTGAGGGTATTCGCATCGATTCTCTCTGCAATCCTTTCTTCTGACATCTCCATAGTAATGTATAATACATTCTTATTCATCATCAAGTGAGCTGATGCCATGTGACACATGAATAGGGATTTACCAACACCTGTTCCTGCAAGACAAATATTCAATGTCTTGTTAGGTAATCCACCTTTGGTAATCTTGTTAAAATATTCTAAATCGAACGGTAACTTCTCTTCTTCCGTATGGTAGAATTCAAATCGGGTGTCGGCATCTTCTATTTGATCGTGACCAATATTAGTGTCAAAGGACACGGAAAGTGCATCCTTAAGGAGTTCGGGTATCTCACCAGTTGAACGTTGTGACTTCTTGTCAATGACTTCAATACTGTCCATTACTGCAATGTAGATTGCTCTATCTTTGCACCACTGTTCAGTCTCATCGAGTAACCACTCTTGTGGAGTGTCGTCACCACCTTTAATACCACTTACAATAGACTTGGCGTTATTAACAACTGTCTCGTTAAGAGATGTGTTGTTATCCAAGTTTATGAGAAGTGCTTCTACTGTAGGTGTCTTAGTGTATTTTTGGAAGTAATCGAATACTCCATTGAATACGGTCTTTTCGTCCTGTTCTGTGAAATACTCGTCCTTAATGAATGGAAGCACCTTCCGTGCAAACTCTTCACTCTGAATCAGATTCTTCAGAATTGTTTGTTCTATTCTCTTTTGTTCCATATTTAAAGTATTCCTGTGCTACCAATTCTAATTTTTCCATCACATCGGGTGTGAAGAATTTTTCGGGGTTGTTGTTGATCGTCTTACCGAACTCTGTCTTACCATTTGGAAGTTTAATTCTTGTACTTGATTTCTCAAATATTCCAAAGGCAACTGCCATGTCTAGTAGACCATAATATCTGTCCAACCCTGTCTCGTATGATAACCTTACATCAACCACTCTGTTCTCAACAGTCAATCTTGACTTTGCGTTCTTACAGTGAATAATATTACCAACGATTTCAGTTCCTTCTTTCTCCTTCCTTTTGGAAAGATAGATGATTGATGAGGCTGCATATTTTAATCCACTACCACCACCCATCTCTTTTTGAGGGAACATAGAACCAATCACATCATATGTGTGATTTGTAACAATCATAGGAACACCGACTCGTCCAAGTTTAAGAGTAAGAACTCTGAATGCACCTTTGGTGATCTGAGCCCTAGTCATATCCTTAGTCTCTTTACCTTCTGCAGTGTCTTCGATTTCTTTGGTTGTTGATAACATACCAAGTGAATCTAAACAGAACATCATAGGTGGACGTTTGTCTTTGGGGGTTTCTGCATACTTATCCAGTATACTGATTGCTTGATTTCTGAACTCTTGCACTGTGACGACTGGGACGATAACAACTCTTTTAGAATCAATGCCTCTGTCCTCAATCATATCTCTTGATATTGCTGATTCAGATTCGAAATAGATTACCGCTGCATCCTTATTGTCTTCTAGAAACTGTTTTACCATCCCTAGTGCAAAGAAGGTCTTACCTGTTGCAGACTCACCTGCAATTGCTGTAATCTTGTTTGAAGGAAGTCCACCGTATAGTGAACCACTTAATAGTGCGTTGAAAATGTGTGAACCAGTATCAATGAAACTGTCAACATCTCCAGCAGCAATTCCATCGTTAACAATACTTGCGTATTCGTTACCGCTTGCCTTTACTAAATCTTTTAAAAAACTCATAATTATAAACACCTCTCAAATGTATACCTTAGTATAACAGAGATGTGGTTATTTTACAAGGGGGTTTTTGGGGTATTTTTCGTCATGGCATCTGGCGAGACGTTCTTTTACTTCTTTGGCCATCTTATCATCGAATTTGACGTGTTCTTTCATCATCGTTTTAATTTCTTTGATCTGAATCTCCATGGTAAGAATTGCAGTAAAGATCAGTGCTATTACGATAATATAGAATATATCAATCAATAATAGTGTCATCAGGACACCTTATCAATCTGTTCTTGGGTAACGGTTCCGTTCTCCAAAAGCAGATGTCTATGCTCCAAATGTCGTTCTAAGGTGGTGTCTTTGCTTTCACCAGTATATTCTACGGCATGATGATCATTAATCATCTGTTGGTTAACACTAATTCTTGGTTCTAATGATTGAGGTTCGTCTGCAACGGTCTCGTTCACAAACAACTCACCTAGGATTCTTCCGAATTTACCTTTATCGTGTGAGATCAGTGTCACTGCACCTCTCGATAATATGTCTGTTAGATGGTATTTTGAAGCTTTACCGAATACCTTTTCTACTAAGTCACGTGTTCTAGATTCGGGGGTATCAATACCCATTAGCCTAACTCGTTGTTTTTTCAGAACAACCGAGAAGCCCAAATCGATGTCCACATCAATCGTATCTCCGTCAACCACTTTTGTGACTGTCACGTTAAATTCATATAAATTTTCCATACTCATATTTATCATTTTTTTTACCCGAAGAAACTGTCCAATGATGCAACTGGTTCAACATTCCAACCGATCAATTCAATTATTGCTTTAAGTGGTTCAATAAATGCCTTATCGAATTGCATATCGTAATTGATGTAGTCCTGTAGTTCAAATTCTTTAGGTAGAACATTAGAGAAGGATATTACATTCTCGTTAAATTTGTTTGGGAGCTTAAGATACACAAACAGAATCTTATCTCCACTCCGAATAAGGTTATATCTCTTGTCAATGTTCTTCTTTTCGAGGTAGTGGTTGTATAGTAATGCACCTCGTACATGGATAGGTGTACCCTTACTATAGATCATTGACCTGTCTGAGTACTGTTGTAGGTTGTTGCAACCTCTAGGTGATGCAACCTTTTCAACTGGAAGGTCTCTAAAGTCTCTACGAGCATTCTCTACGAAATCCCATACATCTTGTTCTGTTCCATTCATGACCAACTTAAGTGCATCGGTCAACTTTTTACGAATCCACTGGGGTGTACTGGACTTTGCTGTCTCAATACCCATCATCTTCAGTTTAGGTTCGTGAAGTCTAACTCCTTCCATGTCATAAACATTAAGGATGTATCTTTTCTTTGCAGTCCATATTCCACGATCTGCAATAGCCTCTCTACCCATTTCCATCTTCTGTTGGAATGCGTTAGTGTAATCTGCAAGTTCATCATACCCCTTTGCAAGAACACCTTCAATCTTCTCGTTGGCAACGGTGTCAAGGAAGTCTACGATCTTATTCTTAGGTGTATCAGCAGGAAACACTTGTTGCACTAGTTTATCAAAAGTGATGTATACTGAGTCCGTGTCCATTGCGATAACATAATCTTGGTCTGTAGTCTTCAGTACCTTGTTCATCCAATCGTTGATAGTGATCTCTGCAGTCTTAATGACTAACTGACCCGACATGGTAATTGCTTCTGCAAGGTTTGGGTCGAAGAATGCAAAGTATTGATTTGCTAATGCACCATAAGCAGAGTTAAGTGCAATCTTTCTGACCTGTTGATTGTTGTATGCTCGTTTGATTAGACCATCAAGTTCATTCTTTCGTTTTGAATCAGTACAAACTTCCTGTTCCTTTTGATAAGAAATCATCTTACCTTTCCACTCTTTACGTTCTTGGTAGAACTTCTCCATGAGCTCGGGTAGGAAACCCTGTTTGTCTCTTTTGAATTTTACACCATTGGGTGCAACTGTTAAATTTAGTTTCTTTAGACTGGATAAGTCTGCCTTACCATCTAGAATCTTTTGGACATCAACATCCATAAGACCATTCTTCATCATGGTCTCGGGTGATATGTTATACTGCATAATCAAATGGGGATAGAGTGAGTTCAAGTCAAACGACATAACCCAATCGTGTTTACCAACCAGTGGTTCCTTTACATATGCACCAACGATTTGATGTGTCTTGCGTTGTCCTAGAGACTGTGGTGGGGTTTGAATTCCCTGTTCTTTGAGGAAGTTGTAGATAATAGTTTCCCAGTATTTTACCATTCCAAATGTATCATTGTAGTTACACTTAGCATTGTAAGACATGGTCATGGTCAATTCTAGTAGACCAAGTTTATCTTCTAGGTCTTCAACAAGAACAACATCCTGTACATTATATGCAAGGAACTTTGAATAGTCGTTTTTATACAATCCGTGTAATGAACCGTGTTCTGAGTAATCCAATTTCTTCTTACCCAACTCCATGTGGGCAATGTGATTCAGTGCATAGGATTCTTGGTTGACGAAAGTTCTCTTCTTATACAAGTCCATGTAGTCAACAACATTAACACCGTACAGTGTAAACTTCTGTTGAGTGTTACCAAAGTTGGTTTTGTATTCTCTGACATCTACTTGATTCCATGGAGAGAACTTCTTGTGTTCTCCTTCACCGAATAACCTATCGACACGATTACACAGATATGTAATATCAAATGAATCTACATTCCAACCAGTAATAATATCGAAGGACTGCTTTCTCCAGTACTTGATAAATTCAGTTAACAGTTGTGCTTCGTCAACACATTCATGATAAGTTACATTGGCTGGTTTCTCATCCCAAGGGCCGATACCAAAGGTATGTGCCATGAAACGAAATGGTTTGATTGTGATTGCATTGACCTTCTCCATTGCAAGAGTTGGTTCGGGAAACCCATTCTCTGATTCACACTCAATGTCGAGTGTTGCAATTTTAACTGTCTTAAAGTCCCACTTGATATCACCACGGAACTGGTCAGCAATGTAGGTGTAAATGTATCTGTCGTAGCCGTGGATTTCAAATCCAACAGTACCTTGATACGATTCACGAAACTTTCTTGCACCACCCATCGAACTGAGGTTTACTGCCTCAAGAGGTCTGCCGTCAAGTGAACGGAATGCAGTCTCACCCTTGGTGGATGGGACGTAGTGATTAGGACGGTAAGCAACAGTCTGTTTGACCTGCTTACCGTTCTGATAACCCTTTACAAGAATTTTGTCTCTTGTGCGACATACATTAGTATAGAAATCCATACTGGTATTATAACAGAAAGTGGTCTATCCTACAAGTGTTTTTGTTTGAATTTGATCTTTTATTAAGTCGGAAACCGTATCATGTTTTTCACTGGCTGATGTGAGGGCTTCAATTTGAGTGTCGAGGGCAGCTGCAAGATCGGGGTGTTCTCCGATACCAGCTGGGTTGTGAATGTACACTTCAATGTTTGCAAGTGCAATGTCCATTTGTCCTTGGTACTGGGATTGTAGTGCTTTGAGTAATCGTGTTTTGTCCATAATATATTTCCTATTTGTTTCCTGTCGCTACTTTGTAATTCTGTTCTAAATTGGGTCGAACCTTAAACATTGTAACGATGTTTCTATTGTTGATTTCGAATCTGTACTCTCTTGCCCATGGATTCCACGGTGCAAGACTGATTTCCATTTTACCATCAGTGACTTCCACAATACAAAGTTGTGGTTCTGCGATGACTGTTTTACTACTAAATCGTGATGTGGTTACCCTACCTAAAATAGTTTCTCCACCAAGAAGTCTTAGTGCAAAAATGTTATCCACAGGCAAGAACCATGTCTTGGAGTTCTTTCGAACGTCTTCCGACCTGTCCATACCATTTGGAATCTTCCATCTCTACTGCCATTTCTTTCCAGTCATGGACTCTACATGCTTTCAACATTCCTTTAAAGTAGCCCAAACGAGTTGCACCAAGATTGAATGTCATGTTTACTAACACGTGTTGAATATCTTCGGGTAAAAGGTAGAATGCATCCTCATCTCCAAACACATGAATTGCTTCATTAACGTGTTTGTCAAAGTCTGTATCGTAATACGAATCTACAATGTCTTGACTGACTGGAGTTCCAGCGTCTTGACCATGTTCATCGTCACCTTCTTTAATAAGATGCCCAACACCTAGTGTTAAATATCCTAGTGAATCTGCATACACTTCGAGGACTTCACCTTCGTGTCTCTTAATCTGTTCCTTTAGTACTTCTTTGTTCATTATCTTTCCTTATTTGTGCTTGCATGACTTCTACTAGAATGTCACCCATGAGTGTTTTTAGTTCAACATTATTTAGGTGTTTCTTAAGTTCCTCTTCGGTCTTTTCGACATTATGTGGTAATCTTCTTATAGTTCTTTCAAAATTTATGTTGGGTTTGCCATTTTCGAACCCGACCTTTCCGTATTGGTATACGAGTCCGTCCCATTCACCACCAGTAAGTTCAATCGCTGCGTCAGACTGGTGTAGGTTCTCTACAACCATGTAGACATTATCTTCAAATAGTGTTGTCATTACAAATTGTGATATGGTTTTTACCACCCTCCAAATTTTTATACTGTTCAACGACATTTGTGAAGGCATCTTTAAGCCCAATCATGTAGTCGTCATATGTTTGTGGTGCTACAAAATAATTAATTGCAACACGACCTTTAGGTGTTAGAATACTCTTCAACCCTTCATAGAATTTAGGTGAAATGAATTTGTTCTCTATCCGTGTATCATCACAAACATCTACAATTATGATGTCATATATCCCTGTTAGCAATGTGTCTTGTACAAAATGGTATGCATCTTCGGTGATCACCTTGATTCGATTGTCTGAGGGCATTTTAAAATACTTTTCTGCAATGTCCTTTAAGTCGGGTATGATATCCACCACATCAATTTGACACTTAGTGTTTTGATGTAACCATGTTGGTATGACTCCACCACCTAATCCAAGTACTAATGCTCGTGACGGTGATTCAACGTGGTTTACCACTTGTACTAAATGTCTTGCATAATCATATTGTAATCTTTCGGGGTAGTTCTTTAGGATTGATGCTTGAGTTATTGCACCTTCACCATAATGTAATGAAATCGATGTTGGGGTTTCTTTAACCTTAATCAGCATCCCATTTATAACAGTCCTGTATATCACGTTACCTGTGTGACCCATTAGAGGATTAACTATATTTGTATATCTCGGTTTCATTATGACATGAAATCCTTTATTGTTGCCACTTGAGAAGACAAATATGCTTTTTTCCATTGCACAGATGCTCCTAGTCTGTCTAGGTTCTTCCAAGGCCCTGACAATGTTTTTTTGGTTCTAAGTTTAACAAACTCAGGGAATAATTTTTGTAGGTCTTCACATGATTTATTATGGAATTCTACATCTCTATACTCAGAACAACCACCATCTTGATAACTCGGGCCGGGGTCAACAACATAATTATGCCATACTTTGTTTGCATGTCCTGTAGTTAACAATTGCAGATTTACATAGAAATCTTCTGCACCACAACATCCAACCCAGTCAATATCGTTCCATATTTTTGCAAGGTTTTTATTGTATACTTTGTTTCCCGACATTCTACTATTTTCAATGTATGGAAGTTTTCCCCAAGGGAAATTCCAAGTGGTTCCTAATGCACCATGCATCAAGCCAGAATCTAATTCTTTTTCAATATCTATTAACATTTGTTCAAAATGTTGCTCTGTAAACGTGTGTTTCTTGCCTGTTACTTGATACTCTGTTTCTTCATTATATACAAACCTTAAATCATCATCAAACAACCAAAAGTGATTATTACGATTAACTGCAAACTCTTTTGTTGTTTGTTCGATAGTTCTTGCATAACCAATGTTATCACCATCAAGAACAAATATATTTGGATGAACTTTTCGTGCTTCAGCTTCCTCTTGGGGTTGAACAACTAAAGTTACGTTATCTCTAAACTTTTTTGGAATGTTTCCAAGAGTGGTCTGTTTATCCAATCTTTTATATGTACAAATAACTAAATCAATCATACACACTCCTCATTGCTTTCCATCCTAACTTTTTCATTTCTGTTATATCTGCAATACTACGAAATATTTCAATATCATCCCCTTCTTTTTCGGGAACATCTACTCCGAAATGTTTTACTACATCTGAAACTAAATGTTCTTTACCAGTTCCAACTTCATAATATGGTAGTGCATCTCGTGTTCCTTGCATGATAAACAATAAGATAGCACCTATAATATCATCTATATGAATAAAGTCTCTTATATGGTTTGTATGGTACTTAATAGTTCCATTTTTGATTCTAGTTATTAATCCTATATCTGAGGCACCATCACCATAGATGCTTTCAAATCTTAATCCAACATGACCTTTATGTGCAAGTGTTTCTAAAACTTTTTTAGTTGTTCCATATGGACTTCTCCAATATTCTTTTGCAGCTGCACTAGAAGCATAAACCATTGGAACATCTTTACATGTATCAAATATTTTTTTACTGTATTCTACATTTTGCAACCAGTAATCGTGTGGTTCGTTAATAGAATCTCTTGGTGAGATTAGACCAGCAAGATGAATAACAAAATCTTCATCACCATCTAAATAAAAATCTTTTATGTCTTTACCTATTTTAGTATCCCATTCTACAATATTATGTTTATCTAAAGCACTTCGTAGATATTTTCCTATAAAACCTCTTGAACCTGTAATAACTATTTTCATAAAAAATCTCCTAGTGTACCCTTCTCTTCATAGTTTCCTGCATGGGGGCCGATAGGTTTCTCAGTTTTACCTGCTTCACCCATAGTTGCAACATGTTCGTCACAGTACGCAACACATGATAGTCGCACTCCTTCACCAGTGATAGGTGTTACACCATGCAATTCATTTGAATCTGCAATCAGTACGTCTCCATCATCTGCTTCAATAGCAATACCATATCTAGGGAAACATAAGTATGCACCATCGAATTCTCCGATACGGAATACACACATTGTAGTCATACCGAATTCTAAATCTTTACCATCCAAGTGAGCAGACATCTTTGTTGTCCCACCTGTGGAGTACTTGTTTGCAGATAAGGCTGTCATCGGTGAACCACCAATGTGATACTTCTTGTCTATACAATTGTCTGCAAAGGTTTTTTGTAAGTTGTATACTTCGGGAACTGCATTTTTCAATGCTTCCTCATTGACATTTGCAATCTGTGATAATGCTTCTAATTTTTTTGCATTAGATTTCTTTTGCATCCATCCACTAGCTTTGATCATACCAGTGAACCTTCCTCTTTTATAACCGATCAATACAGAATGAATCTCATTTGCTTCTGCAATACGATTGAACTCACCGTTCTTCTTTAGAGGGTAATAACTGTTAGGTGTTCTAAGGACATAATCTTTACCTTCGATTAATCCTTTTGCTTTCATGGCATCGTGATCAATGGGGCCTGCAGCGTTTGCTCTCATTGTAGATGTGTCATCTATTGAGAACAGAGTGTCTTTAACTGTTTGATATACTTTACCCTTGTATGCTTTCTTTACGATACATGCAAGTAATGTTTTACCCATGAGTGTACCATGAGGTTTATAGATTTTGATAACATCACCATCGTATTCAATAGATGATATAACAGTATCGTAAGAATCTTCTGTAAGATACTTACCATTCCATTTTTTGAATGTGTCTTTAAATCCTAAGTCTGTTGTTGTTGTATATTCCATGGTTCCAATATCTGTTGTTTGACTTCCTCGACTAGACGATACATACAAAGTGGTGCAACCATCAATCCGATTCTTGCTCCCTTGTCGTCATAGTCTCCAGTCATTTTATAGTCATTAGGTAAAGTCATTAACCTTACCATCTCTTTAGGTGTGTAGATTCGTTTTCCATTGTGATGAAAATGATTACCACCCATAAATTTTGGTTGACAACCCGATTCAGTTAATGAATGGGCTGCAAGATGTTTAGGTACGATTCTTGACATGTAGTAAGAATGTTTTACATCTTCTTCTGCAATATTACCAAGTTTTGCATTCTCTTCAAACCAAGGGCCAACGATATGATCACCTATAGAAACATAGGAAAGATTTTCTTTATCCTCTATTCCTGCAATTCCTTTACAAGGAGTGCAATGTGCAAGTTCTTCTTTTGGGTGTACATCGAATCCATTTACCCAATGACCTTTTGATGATTCATTCATTGCATTTTCTAGATAAGCTGCATCTATAATATTTTGTTCATCTGTTTCTAAATCATGGATTGCATCTTCAATGGATGCAAATTCTTTTACTGGGTCGGGGAAGACGGAAGACATACACATCCAAGGCATACCGATACCTTCTAGTACATCATCACGTACACCAACCATGAATACTCTTTCTCTCTTCTGAGGTACACCGTGCTGATGACCCTTCATGACTTTCCAAGTAACTGAGTATCCAAGTTTCTCAAAGTCGTTTACCATCCTGTTTAGATGGTCTCTTGCATAGTCCATTGAGAGACCTTTCACGTTCTCACATATTATAACTTTAGGCATTAACCCTTCGGCAATCCTAATCATTTCCCATGTAAGGTCTTCAATGTTCTGTTGTTTCATACCATAAGCCATCTTCTCTTTGTTCCAACCTTCTTTCTTGGAACCTGCCATAGAAAATGGTGGACAAGGTGGTGACCCATCCATGATATCTAATTCGTATTTTTTGAGTCCACTGAGTTCCATGATTCCTTCTGCAGTGACTTCTTTGATGTCTCTGCATTCATGGGTAGTGTTAGGGAAGTTTTCTAGGTAAGTGTCAACGTGTAGTTGTTGGAACTCGTTCATATAACGAACGTCACCACCTGCGAGTTTATAACCACATGAAGAACCTCCACCACCAGCAAAGAAAGTAATGTAATTAAACTCCTTTTTTGCACTGTTGCGGTGAAGGTCTTCTAAGTGGTATTGAAAATACTTGTTCGGATTATCTTTCATCATAGTCTCCATTATACTATATTTAGCACATTGTGACTAGTGGTTTTTAGATAGAATCTAGAACGTATTCTGCACTTGATACTTCAAATGGGTCGGTCTCAATGTTGTCTTCGAAACCTTCTTCGATGAACAGGTGTTCGACTTTGCCGTCATTCAATACTAATGCATATCTCCATGATCTATATCCGAATCCAAGATTTGATTTCTTACACTCTGCACCGATTTTGTGAGTGAACTCACCGTTACCATCTGCAAGAGGTTTAACATTTTTAATACCCAATTGTTCGAACCAATTGTTCATAGCAAAGGTGTCATTGACTGATAGACAATAGATTGCATCGATACCCTTTTCTACAAACTGAGAATACAATGCATCAAAGCCAGGTAAATGTGCTGTTGAACAGGTTGGAGTGAAAGCTCCAGGCAATGCAAAAAGGACTACTCTTTGTCCTGCGAATTGTTCTTTAGTGTTAAGTGCGACCATACCATCTTCAGTTTTGGTCATTAAGTTTACGTTTGGTACTTCTTGACCAATCTCTAGGGGTAATCCCATGTGAATATCTTCTGACATTTATCTTCTCCATAATATATAAGATACCTCTATTATACAATACAATAGAGGTATCACCAAGAGGGTTTCTTAAGAAACTTTAATTACTTGGGGTTTATCTTCTTCGGGCACAATTCTCTCCAATGAGACACTCAAGATACCATTTTTCATATCTGCACCCTTGACGATAATATCGTCTGCAAGTGTAAAGACACGATTGAATGATCGTCCTGCAAGTCCCCTATGGATGAATTCTCTTTTGATTTCCTTATCATCGGGTTGTTTACCAAAGATAGTTAACACGTTCTTCTCTTTCGAGATATCAATATCATCCTTGGTGAACCCAGCAATTGCAAGTTCGATGGTGAAATTCTCTGCATCGTGTTTTACAATATTGTAAGGGGGGTAGCTTGTATTAGTTGGTGACTGATTGGCACGTTCTAATAGTTGAAGAGTTCTGTCGAACCCGATTGCGAATGGGAATGATTTCCCGAAATTGAAGACATCGAAGTCTCCGAGCTGTCTGCTTGTCATAGTTTTCTCCTTAATTAAGCAAGTTATATTATGTAACCCCAAATGGGCATTACAATAGTATTTAGACAGTATAACAGATAAGTTTTAAAAGATCAAGGGGTTTTTATACAATTTTCTTTTGCCTTCTTATAGATAGTATGATTGTGGGCAACAACCGCAGCCATGAATACATTCATATCACTCATCATCATACTGGTTATACCACCATTGTTTAAATCATATGACAAGGCAGGGGTGAGGACTGCAATCTTGGTTGTTAACATTCTTCCTACAGTTGGATTACTACCCATGAGTGGGCCCTTTTCTTCAACACAATCGTATTTAAGTCCTCTGTATGAAGTATAGATATCTAATAGTTGAAGTGTTATGAATGCAGACCACTGAAGTGTACTAGGTTGATCAGATAGTGTAAACTGTAACTGGTTCTGATTTACCCTTGACTGTGATTCTGTCAACTTCAGAGAATGTTCTAGATGGACACTGTCGATATGTTTCTTCGCCCAACAACACGTCCACCCCATCATAATTTCGTGTTTGGCTTTCGAGTCTAGCACCAAGGTTGACGGCATCTCCAATGACGGAATAGTCAAATCTAAGTTCTGAGCCCATGTTTCCAACGATACACTCGCCAGTATTAATACCAATGCCCACGTTAATGGGTGGAAGACCGAGAGGTTTGAGTTCGTCATTAAGTTCCTTGGTTGCAATTAATATCTCTTCTGCAGACTTGACGGCAAGTTCTGCATGTTCGGGACAATCAAGAGGTGCATTCCAAAATGACATGATACAGTCGCCCATATACTTGTCTATAGTACCACCATTATTTAGGATTATCTTAGTCTGCATGTCAAGGAATTTGTTAATCAGTTCTACTAATCCTTCGGGGTCATCTTGTTTCATGTAGTGTTCGCTTATAGGGGTGAATCCACAGATGTCCATAAACATGAATGTAAGTTCCTTTCTATCTCCACCTAATTTCAATAAAGATGGGTCTTTTGCGAGTGCGTCAACCATGTCAGGAGATAAATACTTTTGGAACTGCTTCTTGATTTCTTCTTTGAGTTTGTAGGTTGTATAGTATTGATTGAAAGATGCATGACCAAACACTACTAAGGAGGCCATAGATGAAAAGAAGGTATCGAAAAGAACGAGCTCTGAAGTCCAAATGTAATAACTCCCACCCACCTGAAGTACTACAAGTCCTAGACTCACTACCCCCGAAAGAGCTGTGGGCAGTTTGTAAACCATCACCATTATCATTATCAAACTTATCAGAAGAAGAACAGATTCAAGCAATTCAAGATAGTAGGATTGTTTTATTTGAACTCCTGTCAAGACGGTTTGAATTAGGTGTGCTTGAACTTCGTGGGGATACATTACTCCCACTGGAGTTGAAACTGGATTGTTCAATCCCTCTGCAGTTAACCCCCACACTAAAATCTTATTCTCTAGGTTAGAGTCGGGTAGGTCTACAGCAGAAATCCTTTGGAAACCATTCCAATAGGACACCATAACATCACTGGTTGGGGTGGTGGAGATAGGTTTATCTCTTCCCATCCTAATCCACTCCACTCCCATCTCAGGAGTAATTTTTGTTTGGTAACTTGGTTGGTCTTTTAATGCACGAAGTGTTTCGAGTGCAATGGATGGATAGACTTGATTGTTTGCAGTAACAATGAGGGGTGCAGACCGTGTTGTGCCGTCAAAGTTTGGTGTTCCTGTTACACTAGGTGTTGCAACACTCACTCCAACACCGTAAGTATTATCCTGAAGTATCTTAAGGGGAGATGTTATACCTGAGAAATTCCATAACCAATTCTTTGCGTCACCTCCACCGAATGTAGAGTTACCAACGAATGGCGCACTGCCACTGTCTTTTTGAATAGTTGGTGAAGAGGATATGATTGTCAATCGATTGACAAGTCCCTCTGAGAGAATCTCGTCCTGTAGGGGGTCACGATCAGGTTCACTAAAGAGTATGGTAAAGACACTGGTATTAGAGAAATGACTGTTAAGGAGAAGGTCACGATAAATGCCCCGAGGTATGGGATATTGACCGAATTCTTCCAACGATCTCTCATCGATGTCCACCAAAACAATATCATCAACTTGGACAATTTCTTGTGATTGGTGTAGGTAATCAAACCATGTCCACGAAATGTTTTCAATGAAATACGGATTCCAAATCTTAAGTGTGAGCAGTAACGCAATGGTTACTAAAACGGATTTCCAACTATACACTAGTTGTCACCTCTGAATCAAACGTGATCTAAGATCGGGTGTTTGTAGTCTTTTGATTGTTTTGACTCGTAATCCACCATCGCTTGTTTGATGGCGTCCTCGGCTAGTACTGAACAATGTAATTTGATTGGTGGAAGTTGTAGTGCATCTGCAATGTCTTTGTCTTTGATTAGTTTTGCTTCTGCAATCGTCTTACCCATCATTAAATCTACGAACAATGACGAAGATGCAATTGCACTTCCACATCCGTAAGTCTTGAATTTGACATCAACAATCTTTTCGTTGTCATCAAGTAAGAGTTGTAGTTGCATCACATCACCACATGCAGGAGCTCCTGCAAGTCCTGTTGCAACCTTGGGGTTTTTCCTGTCGAGTGAACCGACAGCATGTTTTAGAGGGTTAGCAATTACTGCTTCAAACCGTTCTACTACTTCTTTAGAATATGCCATATAGTTATTTAGGGTTTACATATGGTAAAAGAAAACATAAAGTGCAAGACCAAGACAAGTTCCTGCAATAAACGCTGCAAGAATCTTTCTCCAAAACTTTTTGCGTTGGGAGATTCGGTATTCGTTTACCATTATGAGTGTTCGTGAATCCATTATTCTTGTGTCATTGTTAGTGTACAACCACCAGCTGTGACGCAGCTTTGTGTAAGGTTGTATGACTGGTTTGATGAACTATTTTGTATTAGGTTGAGTGTAGTTCCGTATGAACCACCAAGTGTAATGGATGTCGTATGATCCCCACTTCCTTTTTGATTACTGTTTACTACGTTATCATCGTTGTTCGTTCTCAGATAGAGAGTCTTATCACCAGCACCTTGTTGCCGTAACCATGCAGTGTTATTATCGCTGTAAAAATATACCGTTGCAGTATGGTCTCCACCATTTACCAAATTGGATTTCTGATATCCTATGAGTGTGTTATCACTTCCATGGATGTCTAGGTTTAGTTTATGACCACCATCGTCTGCGACAGCTGAGGCAGAATCAAATGTGGTGTCGGATGAATTATTGAGTACTGTTCCTTGTCCCCATCGAACAGCATTGGTATTTCCTTGTATGTGGAATCCTATATCGTTCTTAGAACCAGTTCCACTTTGTTCGAAGTGCAATGCATTAGAATTACCATCGAGGTCTCCACCCCAAGTTTCTCCCGAACCCCAGTAATCTACGAAGGAAATCTCGTTGTTGTTTCCTTCTTGCTTGATGAGTATTGAATTTGATGACCCACCTATTGTAAAGATGGTGTCGTTGTCGTAACCTATTTGAGTTACATTGAAGACAAGGGAGTCGTTTGACTGACTCCCTGTCGTGTTCACATCAACCTTGTTGTCATCAGTTGCGAAGACTACCAAAGGTAACATAACTAAGAATGATAAAAACTTTTTCATGTGTTTAGATTAGCCACAAAAATAATAATGTAAGTATAATCCCTTCTGCGAATGATACCCAATACATATGGTAATCATCGAGTCGAGTGGCCTTTTGAAATCCGTAGATTTGATCTTCGTGCCACCCTCGTAATTTTTCCCTAATATTCATTAATATCTCCTAGTTTGTTTGTGTGATAGTTATATTTAGAGACGAACCATCACCCATCGTAATTGATGACTCTTTTTCGTCTGTTATGGTTCTAATACTCGCCTGAGCGTGTATTGGTAATCTAATGGAAATAATTCCACTAACTTCCCTATAGAACCAAACCTGACCTAGACCTGAATCTACAATAGTTGAGTATTGTGTATCCTTGTCAAAGCCTGGAAGTGTTCCGTCAATTCTTACTACTCCAAATGCTTTACTAGCTTGTCTATCTAGTCCAACCTTTTTGTCTATTCCTACGATAACATCAAGTAAATCCTGTAAGAAATCAACATCCAATAAATCTCTGTCGAGCTCTGTGTATTCCAATTCATCGTCTTCGAAGTAATCCTCTTCTAGATCATTGAATTCTAGAAAATCCACATCAAGAACATTACTCGAATCGTTCTCTGAAGAACTCGATTCTTCGGATACTTGTTTCGTGACCTCATCGGGTGGATTAACAATAAACATGTTATCAATCAAATTTGGTGTTATACCGTTCACTACAACTGGTTTAGTTGGAGAATCGTCATATGTACTCACCATCGTTGCTTGGTAAGCCTCGTCTAGTGTCACCGTTCCTCCTGCATTACTTACAATTACAACTCCTGAAGGGTTTCCCCATCTATCAGGCAGTAAAATTACCAATGACCTTCCGATCTCATCAATACTTGTGGTGAAGTCGGTGCCACGAACTGTGATTTGTGCAGTAGGTGTACTGATATTTATGTTACTTTTCTTTATCTTTCCACCGAAACCCGAAGCAAATCGAGCGGTGCCTGATGCCATTCTCATGACCATCTTTGACTTTGAGGGGTCGGGGTCGTAATAGACCTCGTCAATCCAAACTTTTGAGTGTTCTGTTAATTCTAATTCTTCATCACCAATGAACTGAATTTTCATTCGTCCATTCTGAGTCTGTGCAGTATCATAGATAAGCACATCGGATTCGGCAGAAGCATCAATGACGGAAGACTCTCCGTCACGTGACATTCCAGCCGACCCTTTATATTCTGTAATCTCCCCTATCGGTTCAGCACCAAGTGCTAATGAACCGATAAGTAGAAAACTAATCGTTATCGTCTTGTTGAACGATGTCAATATTTGCATTAGAGGTCACAAAGGATACGTCAATAATACCACTACAAGATTGACCAGTTGGGCAACCTGTATCTGAACCACTCTTCTGAATGATATCAATATCATTTGAAGAACCAGTTAGAACTGCAGTTAATGAATTATCTGTAGCATCAGCCATGAGTGTATTGATGTCGTTTGACGAACCTGTAACAGTCCAATTCCAAACGGCGTTATCACTATCTATTTTAGTTGTGAATACGTTACTTGAACCAGTTGTTACTAAGTCCCAGTTTAAGTATTCAGCAGATGCCTCGTAACCAACATCGATGTCAAATGTGTTAGATGAACCTGTAATGGTTCCTAACATATTGGCACTATCTGCACTTCCAACATAACCAAAGTTCCAGTCCATCGAGTTACTATCACCAGTGAACGTTAAGTTTACTGTTGACGTATCTGCAAGGAAAGGGCCGTATAGTTTGTTAGAGTCACCATACTGGATAAGAGTTAAACTGTTTGTTGCACCAGTTAAAATCATATCAATTGATGTTCCACTAAAGTCATCTCCACCAACTTTGTTACCATAACCTTTTTGGGTCAAGTTTAAAGTCAATCCAGTACCACTTTGCTGTAGCCATATTTCGTTATCGTCATCTCCAGCAAAAGCCTGAGATGATAATCCTAATGTTAACATAATGAGTAATAATTTATTCTTCATCTGTTTCTCCTATTGGATGTTCATCGTTAAGATGTTTATCCGTAATTACCCAAAAACCTCTATCGTGTCCTTGGTATATAAGTTCGAGGACGGCTAGTTCTATTGCTGAACGAGTTGCTTTCGTAACTCCCTCATTAAAAGCCACACCATCTTCTATTTCCACTAATTTCGTATCCATATCAACGAAACGGAATACATCATAACCTCCACCTGTGCTGAGTATCGTCTTCTTAGTCTGCACATTTAACAAAATCTCACCTGTAAGTGTTGATATTCCTCTCAAACTTACAGTAACCACATCTCTTCGATAAGAAACAGAAGACCCGATTCCTAGGAATCTTGCTCCTCTACCACCGCTTTCAATGTTAGTATCATAACCAACAATCCCACCTTCCAGTAGGATTCCTGCAAAGAGCAAAGGTTGAATACCTGTTGGGGCATCTTCATTACCTTCTTTCGTTGCAAAATCTTCTCTAGTAGAACGAATGATCTGTCTCTCTCTTACGAGTGCATCAAGACTTGTTCGTTCTACTACTCTAAACCACTTCCCTTTCCCTGCAGTTTTAAGTGCATCAATTAGAAATGATTCTGCACCTTGTGTTACTGCAGTTGAGAACGATGCGACTCCATCCATTCTCTTTCGTTGTCCTGTCTTATCTAGGAAAGCATAGACTGCAACCACTGGCATATTCGTTGCTGGGGGAAGATCAGCAAGTTCTTGATACGTGGGTATCTTAACTATCTCTGCTTCTTCAATACACTCTCCCACTCTACTCATTACAATAGACGTGCAACTATCAGTCATAGACGGAACACTTGCACACCCAGTGGTGAACAAAACCGTCAAGAGGCCAACTATTGCAAGTTGTCTCACTTCTAGAACCCGCCAGTGCCGACTGGTATATCCAAAGTCGTTGTTGTTCCATCCTCAGATACAATTGTCAATCTTATAAATTCTCCACCATCTTCACCAATCATTTTCTCATACGTCACAGTATTTCCTTCGATGGTAAATGTGCCGTAATCTGCGCCCTCTCCATTAGAAAACATATTCTCTACTAACTGTTTTGCTATCTGAGCATAAATTCTGCTCTCCACATTTCTCAAAAACTTAGCTAGTGTAGTGTTCGAAGCATCTCTCTCTGCTTGTTTAATCTTATCTTCTATACCTTGTTCAATTTTATCACGTCTTGATTTCTCTTGGTTCTCAATGGTGAGATAGTGTGACGACTGGCCAGCACCACTGAAGGACGGACTCTTAAATCCAAACACTATTTCGTCTGATTTAACACCTGTGCTAAAGATTGCAAGTGACAATACAATTGCAGAACCCCACAGAACTAGTTTAGTTTTCTTTTCCATTATCGTTTTCTCCTGCTTTCTTTTTTAGGTTCTCCTTCATTTCGAGAACCACGTTTACCTTTTGTTGCAAACGAATTAAATCTTGATCTAACATTCTAACTTGATCTATCACTTTAATAAGTGCAAAATGCATTTTTTCAATTTGGGGTTCGATGTGTTCTCCGATGAACCACCAAACATAATAGATGAAGTAACCCAGTCCAACTGACATTACTATTGGGAATCCGTAGTCGGATATAGCCTGAGCAATATCCACTAGTCTCTCCTTACATCCAGTTTTCCATCTTCTATGAAGTTTTCTGCACGAGCAACTCTGTCGATGTCGGGTCTAAGTTCTAATGCACTGGACACTAGGAGATCGATTTTAATCATCTCATTCGACATCATTCTGGCACGGTTTTCTAAGGATGTGCAGAACATGGTAAGTGTACCAATCGATTCTACAATCCCTTCTAGTATCTGTTTAATTACTATGAATATGAAAAATCCCATCACAAGACTTCCTGCAATCGGGGCTCCCACTTCTCCTATCAAATCAAATATCTGTTCCATAGTGTTATTTAGGTGTTCCATTACTTTAGACCAAAAAAAAAGACACCGAAGTGTCTTTTCAGAAACCTACTACGGTTTACTTGTGCTGTACAATCGATTTAACGACTTCTGCCTTGGAACCACTACGTTTTACTTTAATGTTTTCCCTGTCTGCTATGGCCAATAATTGAAGCTTCGTTAGCTTTTTCAATTCTGCAACACTAGGTGTTGATTTACTTGAGACACTAGGTTTAGATGCTGGTTTAGACTTAGCAACTTCCTTCTTACTGAAAAGATGAAACCCTAACGCTACGATTACAACTGCTACTATTACATATTCCATAATTTACCTCTTAAATTATTTATATTTACTATACTATTTATGACTCTTTTGCTTTGCCTATATTGAAAGCACACCAGTCTATGACCTTATACATTTTTTTCACTAACCCATCATCTATCGGTGTTGGAGTTAAAGCTGCAATCAAAGATGCACCCATAACTAACCAAGGAAGTACCTGTACCCATGCTATGACCCACTGTAAAAATTCTAACATACCATTCTCCTGTTTAAGTTAATAACAGAGGTATTTATCTATTTAGTGCCACCAATGGAGTACTTTGTTGTAAGTTTCCACTCTTTTTTCTCTTTGAACGGAATGATCTTGATTTGTGAAAGGGGAGCTTGTGGTTCTACTATTTTACTTTCATCTACTATTGACACTAGTTTCCATTGTGCAAGTAGTTTAACGATGGTGTTACGTCTACCGATATCTGATTCATCGATGCTTGTAGGTTTACCATCTAGTTTAAATAATTCTTTGAAGTGTGTGATATAATACTTACCACGTTTATGTAGGATGTGACATGATTGAAATAGTTCTTGATCACGTCTTGATGCTACCCCTATTCGGGATAGTGTTTCTCTGATTTTGAGGAAGTCGTCTTTTTCGGGGAAGGTAATTTCAACCAAATCCTTTATAAGATTATCACTTTGTTCCATTGCCATTTTGTCCACCGATATTCATTCTGTTTTTCAATTCACGAACTTCTTTATCTGTCAACATAGTCATATATTCTTTTGCTTTCAATGTCGATACTTGATAATAATTTTTAATCGTGTCTATTTTTATACTGACATAAGGTTTTTCCCATGAACCAAACCTTTGTCGTTTTCGTAAAGTATTTAGGAAAAATAGATATTGAAGACGATTATCGAGACCATGGCGTATATTCATCTCGTTGGTGAAGAAAACAGAGTCTTGGTGGTAAGACAATGATTTATTTGCTAGGAAGGGTGCATAACTCTTTTCTTCGACTTCATCCACCATGATATCTTTTTTATCATAGGAAACGGACTTGACAAAGTCGAAAGGATTACGACCAGTGGGTTTAGGCATTTACTTACCTGTGTTTCTTGAATAAGAATTAAGTAATTCTTGACCTGAAAGAGATTCACCAAAGTAAACAATTTCACCTGTGCTTCGGATTTCTCGTTTGATGACACCATCATTGTATTCAGTATCCAGTACCGAACCATCGTTGCCTCTAGTATCATACCAGCATGAAGATAGTGAATGTGCGTGAAGTGTCTTAACACCCTTTGCCCAAGTCTCTGCCTCTAATATTTGTCTTTGTCGTTCTACGACTTCATCATGTTCACTCATTTAAATTTACACTCCGACATTATTTCAGTCAAACAAGCAGTGAAGTTAATTTCACTGTCCATTGCAAATGCAGCCTTATACTGATAGTCTGCAATTATTAAAACAGCAGCTGGAATGGATTGGGGTTGCAATCGTAGTTCCAATGCGTTAAAAACTTTTCTGAATAGAGTGTTGAAGTCGTTATCGGAATTCTGTCCGACCCACTTTCTCATTGCACTCCAATTCTTATCTTTGATCATATCGATCAATGGTGTAAACTTCTCTTCACTTAGTGATGAAAGTATACCAGTGTCGATAACACCACCAACTCCATATCGTTGAACCTCGTTCAGAACACGTCTGAAGTCGGGGAAGAATCTCATAACCAACTCAGCAAGTACTGCTGGTTCAGTTTTGATGTTCTCCAATTGGCATATCTTACTCAGTCGTTTTAGAAATTGGTTTGCAAGAACAGGTTTCTCTTTTGGTGCAATCTTGAAATCGATTACAGTTGTTCTTGAGTGTAATGCAGGAATGATTCGATTCTTGTAATTACAAGTGAATATAAATCTACAATTACTGGAGAACTCTTCGATGAATGCTCTCAATGCTGGTTGAACTGATTCTGCAGATATGTAATCTGCCTCATCTAGGATAACCACCTTAGGCCCACCCATCAATGACATTGTCGATGCAAAGTTCTTAATCTTCGTTCTAAGGGTGTCTATGAGTCTACCCTCATCACTACCATTGATTACGATGAAGTCTGCACCTAACTCATTACAGAGTGCCTTAGCAATGGTAGTTTTACCTACACCTGCCGTACCACATAATAAAAGGTTAGGGATTTCACCCTGTTTGACAAATTCTTTGAATTGGTCTTTAAACTGTTGAGGAAGTATTGTCTCCTCGATTGTTTGTGGTCGATATTTCTCGACATATAGAAATTCATTCATAATAAGATTAGTCTAACCCCGCCGAAAAACTAGCATGAAACACCTTGATGATTGATGAGAAGGTTTCATTCCCGAGTGTGGTGCAATGACTTAGCACTACACACTCACTTTTATTTATACCGATTGGTTCAAACTCCATAAGAAGAATCAGGTTCTAGTGCAATGAAATATTCAATTGCTACATCCGAATTCTTGAAATGTGATATTCCCTTTGAAGAAACTGAAACATCGTAGTTACCTGCGAGTAGTTTTAGGTTCTCAATCTTGAAGTTCATTGAATAAGAGATACCGTCCCCTTCACCCACAACTCTTGCGAATGTGTTTGAGGTTGGTTGCTTCTTATCTTTGACTGTCAACGTCTGACTAGTTCCATCCGAGGTTAACACTAGATCGTTTACACCCAACACACTTGCAGCTTTGTTCAAGTCTGACAACAGTGTAGAAGTAATACTAAATGTAATCTCTGCCTCTGGCATGGTAATCATCTTATCGGGGGCCGTAACCATTCCTTCAGATGCATAATGATAATCCATTTTAGAATTTGAATCCTCAATAGACAATGATGTATCATTGAAATTGAATTCGGGGTCTTCTAATAAAGAAGTTGCTCCCAAAAATTCTGGCAGATTATAGATGGAAAAATTCTTTGGGAACTCCTCCGTCACAGTAGCCACAGCAAGGATATTTTTCATATTCGAAATAGTTTCCAGCGTGTTTCCTGTTTTAACTCGAATACCCGAGTTTATGGTTGAGAAATTCTTTAAGACATCTCTCGTGTCGTTACTTATTTTCATCACTGGTTGTTCTCCTTGTCGTGATTATTTAATGCAAGAAATCCGTAGTGTATGACTTTCAATAAGTCAGATCGGTTCTTACCCTCTTTTTTTCCGTATCGTTGTGCATATTTCATCACATTACCAATACAGAAACCTTCCCCATGACCTGCGTCCATAATGAACTCAGTTGCCTGATACTTGCTCAGACTATAATGTTGGTCATAGGTCTTGTCAACATACTGGGAAAACTCCGCTAAGAGTTCTCCTTCGTTGTATTTGTAGTCTATTTTTGATTTATTTCCAAACATACCTTAGTATACCCTTAGTATGATGATTCGTCAATAGGGTTTTCTTCAACAGGGGCATTTAAGTCAACCCCTGCATCTATCTTAGTGTAAAGGTCTAGAATCGAATCTCTCGTTTCTTGATCGAACCTTGAGATACACATTGTAATGGACTTCAGTTTGTCATTGAACATTCTGTATGCATTGACAATGTGAACCAACCTTCTAGTGGTCACGACATCATCGATTGCACCTTCGTAGTATGATTTTCTGATAATGTCTGCCCAGTCCACAAGTTTCTCACAGAATTCTTGATCGACTTCACCAGTCAATGCCATCTCTTTCGAGAGAATACTTCTCTCAGTTTTCACTGGGGGATATTCTTGTTGCATGGTGATTGCAAATCTTTCCAACATGGCTTCGTTCATGACTTGAGTTCCAATGAACTTTCCATCGTCTGAACCTTGACCTTTGGTATTTGCAGTCGCAAGGATTGTAAAACCTTTAGTAGGTGTAACCCACTCACCAGTTTTCTTGATTAGGTATCCTTTACCTTCAAGAACTGATTGCAGACACATCAACTTGTTTGACCCTAAGTCAACTTCGTCAAGTAGTAGAACTGCACCTTTTCTCATTGCTTTGATAACTGGGCCTTCTCTGAACATGATGTCTCCACCCTGTAAAGTGTGACCACCCATCAAATCATCCTCATCGGTCTCGATGGTGATATTGACTCTGAAGAGTTCTCTCTTCAGCATGGCACAGACTTGCTCTACCATCAATGTTTTACCATTACCACTCAGACCAGTCACAAAGATTGGAAAGAATAATTTTGACTTGATGATGTTCTTGACATCTTTATAATGACCGAAGGGAACATAGTTCTCCATTTTTTCGGGGATTATCTTGAAGTTGTCAAGGGAGTTGACAGCAACAGTTTTGGCTGCAACTGGCATGTTTTGTGGAACACTAACTGCACTGATAGGGGCAGGTTGTATCGGTGCGGTTTGAACTTCGGGTTCATACCCACCGTTGTAACCTTTAACCACTGCATGGAGATTAAAGATACCATTATCTTTAAAATCATACCTTGATGATTTGACCCAGTAAGGCATTCCACCAATAGCCACAAAGTCTTCTTTGACGAAGTTCGTTTGATTGGGATATGTCTTTACAAGAGTTTCGAGGAACTCTTTCCTATCGGGTGTAAAATGGAAGTCTTTGCCTGAAATGACAATTGACTCGGTTCTATCATAAGTTCTTAAGCTCATATTACGCTGCCTCCAACATTGTTAATGGAACTGAGTAATTACCTTCTGGCAATTTCACAGTTGCTCTAGAGATTTTGATTTTCACAATCTCACCAAGAGTCTTCTTGGTTTTTTGAACAACATAAACTTTTTGTCCAACCGACAAACTTGCTTTTGCATTCAGTTTTTTCACTTCATTACAAAGTGATATAATTTCGTTCAACTCTGAGACTTCAGTCGTTGACATGATTATTTGTTTAAGTGCTAATTTCATAATTCTTTCCTTTGTTTTTTCATTATATACATAGTATAACAAAAAGTGAGACCCATTGTCAAGTTTATTTGCATATTTGTAAAAGGTTTCCGACTGATAATTCAATATTTTTCTCTTTAGGGTTACCATCTTTATCCATAGACAAATGTCTATCGTAAACCGTCTCACCATTGTTAGTCCATACTCTGAATGCCTTACACTCCACCCCAAACTCTGCACAATGACTTTGTTTAGGACAGTCGAACTTCTCACAAGGTGATGGGCCAACGTCCATGACAGCATCTGCAAATGCACTGTAATCTGTATTGTGGTTAATGTAATATGCTTCGTCTACTCTTAGTGGTTCTCTCATTATGCTATTTCCTTAATAAATTCATTGGTTAAAAATCTTGAAGTGGTTTTACTTCTTTGGTTTTTCTTGAATGCAGCCATCAGTGATGATTTCTTTGCACCGATCATTTCGTCTGATAGTGTATCATCACCATCAACACTCAAGGTGGAAGCTGCAGTCAAGAATAATTTTCCGTATCCGTGGGTCTCAATCATGTACCCCTCTTTTCTCACCTTCTTCCAAACATCATCGACATCAATACGGACATCTTTAAGTTCTGAACTGAGACCCCAAAGATCATTCTTCTTTTCCATTACAAAGTACCCAGTGACAGTCACACCACATTCTTTTGATATCCAGTCTAGGATGTTCGTGGTTGCCTGAAAGTAGTCTCTACTGTATCCAACACCGTCTGAGTAAGTGTACAACTTCTTTGAGAATGGGTCTTGGAACTGTCTAATCTTTTTGATTCTTGAGTAGTAATCCTCACCTTCCGTTTGGGCAGCCTCATCAGCTAGTTCAGAAGAATCTTTATCGAAGATTTCTGACTGGTGAGAATAACCATCTGTGATGATTGTTAGGATTGACTTCTCAATCTGATACTCTGCATTGAATTTAGGAAGTAACACTCTCAGTGACACTAGGCATGCGTCAAGTGGTGTTCCACCCAACCTGTAACCACTAGGGTTAGCACTAGTTTCAAAAGACTGCCACCTTCCAGCTTCAAGTTGTTCAACCTCTTCAAACCATGCATTCCATTTTGTAATGAACTTATCGAAGTGTCTGTAACTAACACCTTGTGCAAAGTGGTTATTATAAAGACTTGCAACATTGATACAGTTCTTGATGTAATCTTTAGTAGACATTTTGTCTGAGAATAATTCAATTAGATGTGAACTTTCACTTCTTCTGTAATCGTCTAATCTGTTATATGAATCAGTAAAAAGATAAATTCTGTGAGGGATGTTGACCTTCTTGCAGAATTGAACTAGGATAAGTGTCTGCTCTAAAAGGTCACACACTTGTCTACTGATTGAACCACTCCAATCTAACATGACTGTTACTCCGTGGTTTTTACCATCAGGCAACATTGTCACTTTTTTGAATACATCATCAACGATCTGATACTTTGCAAGTTTGTTCATATCTAACTTACCAGTTTTACCACTCATTGCTTTCGAACTTCTCAATGCAGTTTGTTTCATCTCGAATTCTTTTGCCATGTGAGCAACAAGTTTCTTGTTTTTCTCAATCAAATTCTTAGAAGACTTGACAGCTCTATTTTTCATACTGTCAACTTCATCTTGAGGCCTCCTATAGCCAGTTACATTGTTCCAAAGACCTTTGTCCCAGTCTTCAATCATTTGCTTGTAACCAACAACTTTGTGTTCAAAGTTATTAGAATTAACAAATGCTTTCTTGACATTAATCAGAGTTCTGACTTGGTTGTCTTCTGAAAGAAACTGGTCTTCATTGTTATGTGCATTGTGTTCTGTAATCGACTCTCTGGCACCGTCTTCTTCATCGTAATCTGAACCTTGACCATCACCACCCTCTTTACCAGTGGTTTTTTGTTGTTTAGACTCTTCTTCGTCTTCTACATCGTCCTGCTCTTGTTCGTCATTGTGATCATTACCATCGGTGTAATCCTTTATCTCGGGAAGAGAATCTTCGTCTTCGTCTGAGTCTTCTGAATCATCGTAAGAGTCACTAAAATCATCCGACTCTTCGTCTTCGTCTGAATCGTCATCATTCCACTCGTTACCGTCTTCGTCTTCTTCTTCTCCGTCCATAGACATTGTCTGAGGAACTAATGCTTCATCGTCTTCATTTCTTGTTTCGTTCTCTTTAGAGTATTCGTAAATTGCTTCAGCACAAACCACAACTTCATCCCAAGTCTCACAGGCATTTGCCATGTCCAAGAATTCTTGTTCGACCTTGGTTAACGGAATACTGATTCTTGCTCCGACCTTAGTGATAAGATTGATTTTGTCGATCAATGAAAGTTCTGTAAGGTTTCTATCTTTGATTCCAAAGAAGTCCATATCCATCAATTCGTTATATGCAGTGAAGAAAGATTTTCTAAGACCTTGATATTTGTTTTTGATTGCTTTCTCAATCCTAACGTCTTCAACAACATTAAGATATCCTTTAAGTGTTCTGTTTTTTGTTACGGCACTATGTACACCTTCATATGGAGTGTGTAATGCATGACCAACTTCGTGACCCATGAACAAGTCGTATAACTCGTTTGAGATATCGTCTTTAAGAATAGGACAACAAAGTATTCTATTCTTCATATCAAAGTATGCAGTAGGCACCTTCTTATGCACGATTGTTAAGTCTTCCGTTGCCATTAGTTTGGCAAGTTGGTCTTTTTGATTTCTGATTTGATTTGTCATAATTTATTTGTTTCCCGATTCAGACTATAGTATACCAAAAAGTGAGACCCATTGTCAAGTTTATCTTTTTAGGGTGACGAACTTTCGTCTTGTTTTGGAGAATTGCTTCATAGGAGACTTGAAGATTATCTCTTCTTTAGTTCCTGTTTTGATGTATCCAATATTCTGACTCTTTTCATTGAATATGTAAGTGTGGTTTTTGCAGGAGTATGTACCCCAATCTGTAATTTCTTTTAAATAAGTGTTTGCCATTATGCGTCTCCTAAAAAGTATTGTTGACCTTCATCAGTCAAGTAGTAAAACTTTCCCCAGCTATTCATTCGTTTGGCCTTTACTTGTTTAAACAAGAAAACTCTTATCTTATACAGTTCACTATACATACTTGGACTCAAATCTTCTTTATATCTCAGAAGATTCACTAACTCTTTCCGAGTAAGGCTTCGAGAATGTTCACTTAGAAGTTTTACTGTTAATTTCAAAAGATTTTCTGACAACATTATATTTCCTCTTGATTTTTCATTATATACATAGTATAACAAAAAGTGGTAGTCATTGTCAAGTTTTATTTTAGAATTGGGTGAGTAAAACCCTTGGTGCTGTAATACTGTATTAGTATACAACGCACAACGGAAACACTTGAGTTGTTGATGTTAGAGAGGTTAGTGAGGTTTAAGTCACTATTGTTGAGGTGGATGTTTAACAGTTCAGTATTGGTCATAATCTCTCTCTTTTCTCAATTTGTACAGCCATTATAACAAAAAGTGAGGGTCACTGTCAAGTTTTATTTTCGATATTTGGGGATTAATTGGTACACCCTAGTGGATTCGAACCACTGACCTACGGCTTAGAAGGCCGTTGCTCTATCCAGCTGAGCTAAGGGTGCATTTCCAATTAATATGGTCTTGAGTCGTCTTGATTTCTTAGGTCGAAATGGTCTTCTTGTAGATTGGGAGTTCTATTGTCTGTAAGGATTCTATCGGGATTCGTGCTGAACCACATTGCAATAGTATGTCGTGGACATCGTCTAATAGGATTGACCCCATGTTCAAGGTATATACCTTGGAATAATACCCCCTCACGGGCCCTAGGATGGTGCGTGTAACGTTCTGCGGGGAAGAAGGTCTCTCCACCTTCAAATTCATCGTTTAGGTATAAGATTAGAGTCCATTCCCTGCTAGGGATATCCTCTATTAAGTCATGTTTTTCTTCTTGAGTTGAATAAGTATCCAAATGTGGGGTTTGAAATCCACCAATTGGCCATTCATTTAGAGAAATCATTTCGGGATACACTACTTGATCTGTGCATTTACGAATATCACCCACACACTGATACGAAATCCTGTTGAAGATGTCTCTCACCCACTGGGTGTGTATGTGTACGTAATCTATCCCACGGTAATCACTACCGTCTCCGATACTACGTTTGTGGTGATGCGTCTTGTGGTAGTGTACTAGTGCCTGTTGTTCCTGCTGACTCACGAGGTTCGGAATCTTTAGCAGATTGAACGGACTGGATGTACTTTGCGACGGCTGCTCTTTTTTCATATTCTAATCGTTTCGCTTTTTCTTTTGGTCGCGACTTTAATGCACGATCTAGTTTCAATTTGGAAGCACGTTGTAAAAACACGATTCCGTTTAAATGATCAATTTCATGTTGAGCACATCTTGCTCCAATATTTTCTAACATGAGAAAATGTTCTTCTCCATCCGAATCCTGATACTTCATTTCAACGACTCTTGATCGTTTTATCATGAGGTATATATCAGGGAAAGATAGACACCCTTCTTTAAGTAGGTCTGTCTCTTGTGATACTTTGGTGATTTCAGGATTGAAGAAACACTGGATTCCTGCGTCTGCAGTTCTCATTACAAAACATCTAACATCTAACCCCACTTGGTTTGCACTCAAACCGAGGCCACCAAATTTGGTCATTGCCTCTCCAAGTTTTACTTCCACGTCCTTTGGGTCGTGTGATGGGTTTTCGAAATCTAACACCAGTGGTGGTGTTCTTAAGACCTTTGAGGCCTCCTGAATCAATTCGTACATAATTATCCTGTTATACTAGTGATACCATTCCACCAGTTTTGGTTATCTTCACTTTATCGAGCTTCACGCCAAAGAAGTTCATTAATCCCCTGACTGCTTGTCTACCTAGTTTGTAAATGTACTGGAAAGCTTTCTTGACTCTTTCTAAGATAGCTTTCATTGCCTTACCAACTTTACTGATAACTGACTTTGACACATCTTTAACTTTACTTACAAGTTTATTAAATAATGCAAACTCGTCTAGTTGTTGCATGTCTTCTGTAAGTAACCCTTCTTTGTTTATCTCTTCCATAATTATACTACGGAAAGTATCATCTGCATAGGAGGCATTAACCGCTTTTAAACTTGTCAGCTTTAATTTTCTAGTTCTCAATGAAAGATATGGTTTGGAACTATTACCACCACCACTCTTAAAGGACACATAAAAATCATTACCCTTTGCAAGTACCATTCCGGCTGATGCAGCCGTGTCTAGTTTTAATGTATCTGATATACTACCACTCTCTTTGAACACTACTACTAAGTTTGCAACTGCCTCGGGGGATGGTGCAAATTTACTTCTACCTGTTGCAGCTTCAAATGCAACGTGTGATTTAAAAGGTAGTGATTGAAATATCTTGTCTAATTCATCATTGATTTCTTTTGCTTGTAATCGACCTTGGTCTAACTCTGCAATTCTCTCCAATTCTTTGTCTGAAAGGTCAGTCTTTCCTCTCAAAGCGTCAATCGATTTAACTGAACCTTTATTTGTTAATGTAATCATCTTCTCTTCAAGAGTATCCATAACCTTTTTGATTTCCACCTTTCCTGCTGTAGATTCTCCAAACTCCTCTTGGGCAGCTTTAAAGGTTGCAAGAACCTCTTCTTTCTTACCCGACATCAACTGAGAGTTACCATGCATCTTAAGTGATATGTGTTGTTTACCGTCTATTAAATCTGTTTTAGGTGTCTTGTTAGGTGCATCCCATGTTGCGGATGTTGCAGCGGTTGATGAACCTAATTGTCTGAGACTCTTAACCTTAAGTTTACTGATAAATTCCTTGCCTAGTTTTATTGCTTGGAGTTCGTAATCAGGCCAAAACTTTTCTGCACGTTCCCACTCAGCTCCAATGTTATATTTAAGACCATTGATTTGGTTTACTGCAACTGCAATGAGAGATTCCCAATCTTCTCCACTAGGATTCTTACCACCTTCTCTATTAGAAAGGCCGTTCATATCCTTACTAATGTCACCGATTTTACCAATACCCCAGTTAGTCTTCAGGTGTTTTCTAATTGCAGGCTTGTCTTCGATAGCATCTTCACTATCCACTGACATAAGGGTCTTTAATGCAAAGTCATCCTTTGAAATTGCTTTCATCTTTCCACCAGCTTCTAATTCAAGTTCACCCTTGACTGCTTTGTCTAAGAACTTATCTTTATTCTTGCGTTTATAGATATCCTCGAAATTTGCTGCCATCGGGGTTTCGGTTAACAGATGTTCTTTAAATGTTTTCATAATACTATTTATCTATTCTGCAACTCGTGAGAAGTTTTTATGCTTCTCAAATCGAATAACATTGTTAAATTTATCGTAGAGTGCTTCACCCTTGTGACTAATTATAAAACAGTTAGTCTTTTCTGTCAAGGTGTTTAGTAACTTTAAGAAGTCATCTGTGCCGTTTGTGTCTAAAGACGAGTCGAACACTTCATCTAAAATCAATAGGTTAGTGTTCACACTATTCTTCATTCTTGCAATAGTTCTCCACGTAAACAGAAGGGCAAGGTCAATCCTCATCTTCTCTCCTTGGGAGAAATTGTCGTACTTGAATACGTCTCGGAATCTAGACTTAATAGTCTCTTCAAAAGATTCGTCTAATTCAAACCCAACAAAGAACTCTAGGGATGCAAGGTATTTATTAATCATGTTGTTCATCACTGGAACGTACTGTTTGATTATCTTCTGTTTAACACCTTGATCTCTGAGCAATGTTTGTGCAATGTCGTAGTAGTGTCCCTGTGATACAAGGGACTCTTTTTTAGAGTGTAGTATATCCAACTTCTCTTCGTTGTCGTCAATCATATCCTGTGCATTGTTATTAACCGAAGCTTCTGTCTTTAGGTCTTCAATCTCTTTCTGAAGTTTGCCGATGTACTTTTGGTTTGAAACAATTTCTGATTGGAGAACTGAGATTTGTCGTTGAAGGGAATCTACTCCTTCTTGGACTCTTCTAATCTCCTCCATTCTATTGGTGGAATCTTCGATGGTTCTGGCGATTTGCTCAAGTGCAAGTGCCAACTCTTCCTTCTTTGCCTGTTTCTCTGCAACGTGAGTTTCTTTGTGTTCCTCATCTAAATCCTGCTTACAGGTTGGACAATTATCATTTGACTCATAAAATTCAATCTCCTTAATAATGCGTTGTCGTTTAGTTTCCAGTGTTTTGGAAATATCCATTGCTTGTTTAAGTCGGTCACCTTGTGGGTCTCTATCAGAGATAGAACTGGTCTTCTCTCCGATAACGGTAGTCTTCTCGTCTACCTTTCCTAAAAGGTCTTCAATATTCGTGTTGGTTTCGTTGATAGTTGTTTCAAACTTACCAATCTTATGATCTCGGTTCTCACGTAATGCTTCTAGTTGTGAGGACAATCCTTGAATTCTTTCTTCCATGATATTTATCTCATGGACGTTCTCTCGAATCTCTACAGTGTGGTTAGATACTCTTTTTCTCAGTATATCACTCATCGTACTAAAGATACTAATATCGAGTAGGTCTTCTACAAGGTTTCGTCTGTCCTTGGCTTTCAACTGCATAAAGGGGACGAAGTTTGCACTACCTAGAATTGCAACTTGTGTAAATGAACGATACGACATCTTGAGAATGTTCTTCTCTAAGTGTTCTTGATAGTCTCTTACTGTTGCGTCTTGATTAACGAATACACCATCCACGTGTATCTCAAATTTGTTTGGTTTTGCACCACGGATAACTTTGTATTCACGTCTACCGATAGTAAACTCTACTTCTACTAATAGTCCTTTCTCGTTTACACTATTAATAAGGAGTTCTTTCTTGAGGTTTCTGAACCCACGTCCATACAAACCAAAGCACATTGCGTCTAGTAGTGTAGATTTCCCTGCACCGTTCTCACCTAGAACCAGTGTAGTTTGATGGGAATCCAGTTGTATTTCGGTAAAGTTATTACCCGATGAAAGTAAGTTCTTCCACCGTACTTTTTTAAATATAATCATAAGTAGTTGTGCTGATCTAAAGCTTCATTATACAATGAAGTCATCAATTCGTTAAGGGGTTTTTTCTTCCCTTGTATCTCTAGTCCGTCAACATATTTTCCTAGTATAGTAAGAGTGTCTTCAATGTCTTCCATATCATCGTCACCAAAGAAGTCCATGTGTTTGTTGTCATCAACTACTTGTAAGTGTAACGGATTTTGTGCGTGTACTTTATCAAGGAATGTGTCGAACCAATATGGATTGTCCTTATTAATAACGATAAGCTTTACAAACTTTCCTGCAACATTTGAGAAATCCATATCATTAATGTCTTCGAATTTTTCGAACTTAGTGTCGTCATAGAAGACTTTCTCGAACATCGTGATCGGATTATGAACAGGTAGTATCTCCAAAGTCTCCGTATCAAAGATGTGGAAGTACTTGTTGTCATTATAGTCTGACCAAGTGAATTGCATTTGAGAACCTAGGTATCTAACATTGCCCACTTCAGATTTATGGTGGAAGTGTCCACTCAACACTTGTTCAAATCTTTTTAGGTATGTGTGATCTAGTCCATGTGGACAATTAAATCCAGGCTGCATCAATGCACCTTCGATCTCAAAGTGTCCGAAACAATGTGTACTGGGTGCGTTCAATAAGAACTCAACTGAGTCTGCATAGTTCTCGGGATTAATCCACGGTACTAGTGCAAGTTTAAATCCATCGTACTCTTTAATTTGAGGTTCTTGTATCACATTGATGTTACTCTCATTGAACAGTAGCAGTTCGGGGGAGTTTACATCGTTGGTGTTCTTATAATAGGTGTCATGATTACCCAAGATCAAATCCATGTGAATTCCTCTCTTGACCAAAGGGTCAATAAAGTGCTTCCTATTCTCTGCAAGACTGGAGAAGTTGATATACTTCCGTCTGTCAAAGTAATCTCCCAAGTGGATAACTTGTTTGATATCATGTTCATCTAGATATGGGAAGAAAACTTCCTCGTAGAAACGACCTTGATACTTTGCCATTTCTATCATATCCGACCTAACACCTGCGTGGGTGTCATTTAATATAGCGATCTTAATAATTTAGTCCTCTATTGGATTCGGTTCTTCTTCAGAGAAGTTTGTTTCCAAATTGTTCTTTTTGCTTGCTGCTCTTTTTGATTTTCGGGGTGCATACTCTACGTGATTCATGTGTTCCTGTAACCATTCGACATTTGTATTCGTGAGCATGGGGTCATGTTGACCATCTATAGTAGAAAACGAATCCATAGTGATACTTGATTCCATGGTTGATTTCTGTTTAATGTAGACTTGTTTCTTTTCCTTTTGTATTCTTCGTAGGAAAGCATAGTAACAAATCTGAGTAACATATGCGAATGCATTGTTAGACTTTTCTGTATTGAAATTCCCGATGTATTGTATGCAGTTTTCGATTGCATCACAAATCATCTCGTCTCTATATGTGTAGTTTATAAAGTTAGGTCTAGTCGATAGTCGAGTAGAAATCTTATAGATACACTCACCGATATACTCTGACATACGAGGTTTCTCGGTTTCGTTTTCTTTTGAAGCTTTAAGGAGTACAACATATTCTGCAACAGCAATTGTGAAATCTTTGTTGGATACGTAATGGACTGCTTTCTTTGGGTCTTTCTTGATTGCTTTTTTAGTAGTCATACCTCTATTATACGGATAAATCGGGTATTGACAAGGGGGTTTTTAGTGATTATTGAATTTAATTAATTTGAAGTATTTTGAGAAACCCACTTGACTCCTCAGAAATCTGTGTTAAAATTAATATGTCCCAAGGGGAATATACTAATAAGGGATACAGGACGTGTCACCTTATTCTTCTTCATACATTTATTTAGGGTTGCAAAATTAGTGCAAAGAATTACCTCTGCACTGGGTTTTGGGTGTTGTTTTAATATCCCTTGATTGTTGTGATCATCACAAGAAATGGGAGGGCAAACGGAAGAGTCAACAGCACTAGAAATTCGATAGTGTCACAAATCTTACAGACGAATCTGTTATCTGAAACTTCTCTAGCTTTTCGTACCATGCTCTTCGCAATCATAATTGCTGTGGACATGGTTTTCCTTTAGTTATATAAGTTATTTGTATATTTAATTATACACGGATATTTAGACAAACAAAAAGTGCATCATTTGATCAATGCAATAATGCTTTATCCATAGGTGGAGTAAGGTCATCCATCAATTCTTCATCTTCAAAAGCATCCAACTCTTCGTCTGTCATATTCTCTAACATGGCACCAACTGTTCGTGATACCATCTCCTTAGTAGGCATCTTGTTAGTTAATGGAATTGTTTCAGACTCTACCATGGTTAACCATCTAGAAGATGCTTCATCGTAAAACGGTATGAACTGTTCATTCAAGTTACTTCTATGCATCACATCATCTCTTGCAATGGTGATAATAGAATCTTTACTTAAAGGTGCGTATGGTATGAACGTAGCAAGAGTTTCCATAGCTCCCATCTTAGTCAATTGACATATCATTGGGAGTGTGATTTCAATCCACTCATCCATGTCCTTTATCATTCCACAGATTTCAGAACCAGTCCTAAGTTTTACAACTTCATATTTCATTCTCGGCCTCCTCATTGTGGTATGACATAATTTCATCACTCACCTTTGTTTCCCATACCCATGGAAAGAACCCATGAACAATAAGAATGAATGCCATTCTCCATGCATGAGCAAGATGTTTGAAGTACCCCATATGTATATCGTTTAAATGTTTCATTTTAAATTGAACTGTTTAATCTCATATGAAAATCCTTCTTCGTTGTATATATTTATACGTTCTTTAAGGTGCTTCAGGGTATAATTGTTACATTGTAGGTCATCTGCAATATCAAACAATCTCATGGTGGTCTTTCCCTCAGCCTTTCTTAGACCCCTACCAATTGATTGTAAGTTCCTAATTCGTGATTTAGATGGGGATGCAAAGACTACATTATCTATCTTCTTAATGTTTACACCTGTAGAGAAGGTTCCATATGATGCAAGTATAACATTATCGTTTGCTTTCTCAACAAGGACTCTCACCTCTTCTCGGTCTTTCACATCTGTTCCACCGTACACATAGTGTAACTGATCATCCAATCGTTTCATCATTTTGTTGTGTAGGACAGCACCGTGTTTCTCTACGTACTGGAATAACACCAAGGTGTTTCCTTTAAGACTGTACACGAGGTTGCATATAAAGTCATTTCTACCTTCGTGAGATACGAGATAATCCATCTCATCCACATAGGTAGTTTTCTTCTGTTTAGTATGACGTAGTATGACACAATCTATAGAAAGATTTGCAATCGTTCCCTCATCCATCAATTCTTTTGTAGTTATGACTTTCTTCACTGGGCCAAACAAACCTTCCAGTTGTAGTCTGTGGACTTCACTTCCGTCCAGTGTACCTGTCGTACCAATTCGTATTGCAGTGTCCTTCATCTTCTCTAGGATACCCTTCAGTACATCTGCTTTAAATAAATGTGCCTCGTCTCCTACAACCATTCCAAATGATTGAAGTACTTCTTTGGGGGCTTTTGCAAATGACTGCCATGTTGTAATGGTAATGTCTGCATCGAAGACTGGTTGTTTAGAATAGATTTTACAGATCGGGTCTTTGTAACCGTACTCCTGAAAATCTTTTGTCATCTGTTCTACAAGTGATGTAGTAGGAACAATGATGACAGTTTTAGTATTAAACCATCGTACCAACATATAAATGATAAGTGACTTTCCACTTGCTGTTGGAGATAATAGTAATTGCCGTCCATATCCGATTGCACTTTTGAATGCCTCTAATTGGTAGTCTCTAGGAACCATTGGAATGTCCCACGACTTTAGTTGTTGTTTGAACTCCTTTTCTACTTCAGGCAAGTTTCTAATCTTCTCACCTATTACATCATGCACCCCCCGAAAGTCGTATCCTCGTTCTCTACAGAACTCATCAACATATGGGAGTAGACCGATATAAATTTTTCTTGTCTTGATTGAAAATAGTCTTACTTTACCATCCCAAAACCCTGAACGGAATGATGGCATGAATTTGTGATTAGGAACCATGTATGAAAAGAAATCGAACAGGTCTTTTGCCAGTCCGTCATCGGGACAATTAACTTGCATGAAGACTTCATCAAGCTTGGTTACTGTGACGATGGGTTTAGACATAGGGTTTTCCAACATACCAAACTACCAAGGATTTTCTACAGCCTGATAGTACAGGTGTTACTTGGTGATATAAGAATGATGGAAATACAATGACACTTCCTATCTCTCTGGCAGAGAATGGGACTGTTTGAATACTGTTTTCAATATTGATTGTGTTGTCTGTTTGCTTTAGACGATCAAATTGTCTATGAGGTTCTAACCACTGAAAGTGTCCACCCTCATAATCATCTGGCTCTGATAACTGAATAGTCATTGATAACTTTCTGTGCATTCCATTATCGTAGTGTATCGGCCCGGCATCTGTATGCCATGTATAGAAGTCACCACCTTTTTTTTCTTTGGGTGCATTGTAAATAGTGTACTGAGGATTTTCTTGATACTCAATGGTGTGATTCCATCGTGAATCCATGTTTGCCTGATTAAGTGCAGCTGCCATCTTCTCATTGAGGTGTGCCGGCATATGATTTTCTTCATTGATGAACCACTTGTTACCACCCTGTCTAATAGAATGGTCTGTCTTACCCTCTGAAGACGACTCTTCAGAGTCTTGGGTACGATTGGTCTGTCCAATCATTGAATTTTTCAACGGCAACTTTTCAGATGCAACATGGATTTGAGCAACCTCTTCCTTTGTGAAGAATGAAGGTGCAGTCCAAATATAATTTTCTAATATCATAATTAACTCCCAGCCATGAACTTTCTCCAATCGATTGTGTTCTTAATCGTTTGGTGTCTCCAAGTAATGTTTTGCATACATTCTTTAAGAAAATCTATAGTTATTTTCAATAGTTCTTGTCGTGCTTTTAGTTGTGCTAGATCGGGGTCTGCATTATAGAAGTAGTGCATATCTGCTTTCATAACAGACACACCATCTAATGGGTCGTGTGGCCAACCTAGTTCATTAATCCTATCTGAGTCCATCTTACCGTTGTACCACAACCACTTATCTTTCAACAATAGGTTATACTTATATTCGTAAGTTTTTGCAAGGATTAGTTTACTGGTAAGTAAATCTTGGTATTTTGCGTGGAGTTTAGGGACTTCTAGAGATGCAGTATCTAATTCGATATCGTCTATCTCACAATCTTTCGTCCACTCAATTTTCAATTCATCTAAGTTCATACTATAATTATATCACGAAAAGGGGTTTTTAACTAGTGGATTCTATGTCGTAGTATGTGAATCTAAAGGTTACAGTACATGTGACTGCCTCCCCTGACTCACCTGACTTGAGTTCCATGCCACTAAGTGCAGTTGGGAAACAGTCATAGAACCTGAAGTATTTGTTGGGTATATTTTTGTTAGTGTTTGTTACTAGTGTAATCTGACTGTACTGGTTAAGGTCATTGTCTATTGAGGCAAGGACACCTCTAGTTGATTTAGAATCAGTCCACTTACTAAAGTCACCTGAGTCGTGTATAGGAACAATTGCACCAATCCAATCATAGACTTCTTTGAAGTTCTCTAAGTCTTCATCGACTAGGAATGTCACTTCAAGGTTATCGAAGGTTACTTTGTCGCCTGGGAAAAATGCATCAAGACCAACACCAGCACCAAACTCCACTTCTGTAAAGGACAGGCCAGGAATGTTTACCGACTGTACAAAGTACTCGACTGTTGGAAGTTTATCAATAATAAGTTTAAAATTATTCTTATTGAGAGTTGATTTGTTAATGCTAGCCATGTATTCTTGTTATCCTTTTAGTAGAAGAGGTATCGAAGTAATCGTTATCTCTATACTCTCTCGTTACTGTGTTCTCACATAGATATCCATCTTGGATATATGTCGTTACGGTCTTCCTAGAGATAACATCCGTTGTCTCCTCACCTTGTGGAAACGTTTCTGCTTCCCATGGCCCCTCTAGAACCTTCACTGTTTTTTTGTATTCACTCATAATATTCTCCGTATACCTATATTTAGGTAAATAAAATGGGGGTTTCCCCCCAAATCGTTACTTTTCAGTAACAAACTCATTTAGTTGTCTTGCAACTAGAATGATTTCATCTCCCATAATCTCTCTCAATGGTAAGGGTTTCTTCTCATTGGGATTGTTATCATTGTGTAGATAAACAGCATCGACTTCTCTCTGATAATTATCAGTAAGAATTCCTTGTGCTTGGGATAGTAGATCGGCTCGGATTTCGAACCCTGATTTTGTGGACATAATAGTCTCCTGTGTGTATGTAAGATTATTCTTACACTAGTATTTAGACAAACAAAAAAGACTTGACAATGACCCTCATTTTTTGGTATACTATGTATATAATGAGGAAATCAGGTATGAAAAAAATAAAAAAACTTGGACTATTGGATAAGGACTTTCTACAAGGATTGTCATTGTTTCTATTTGCACTTATAACTAGTGGTGTTTCATGAAAAAACAAACTATAATTTTTGATGTTGATGGTACTATTGCTGATGTAGAGCATAGGAGACATCATGTTACCCAACAACCTACCGACTGGAAATCATTCAAAGAACAGACTAGATTTGACACTCCTGTACAATGGGTGTGTGACCTTGCAAAGAAACACATTGAAGACGGACATGATGTTGCATTCTTCTCTGCAAGAAACGAGTCACAAAGAAGTCTTACTGAAGCTCAGATTGATGAGTGGATTGGTAAGGGTCATCAAGGATTGTTCCTTAGACCCGAAGGTGACTTCAGACCCGATGAAGTGTTCAAGTCCGACCTTGCAGATAAATTCGAAGAGTTTGGTGGTAAGATTGACCTTGTATACGATGACAGAAACAAAGTTGTTGCAATGTGGAAGGCAAGAGGTATCACTGTTGTTCAAGTTGCAGAGGGTGACTTCTGATACTGCAACGTGCCACTGCAAAGCCAAAAAAAAAGGACTCGAAAGAGTCCTTTTTAGTATTACCGAAGTAATGAGGTTAAGAATAACCTTACAGAATGTTTGACACTGCAAATTTTCTGTAATACTGGTTAGTTCCAGCAGTAGCAAGTCCGTCAGAAGGTGTAGCACCTACGAATGGATTTGTTACCATACCATATCTAGTTTTGAAACCGATTTTTGGTTGGAATGTGTTCTCACCAACTGCACGAACCATTTGTAATGGAACGTATGGGCAGTAGAATAAGCCAGCATCATAAGGGTTTGAACCTCTGTAACCAACTGTCAAGTAATCAACACCAGCATATGGGTCGATATAAACTTTAACACGTCCGTTTAGAAGACCAGCAAAAGTATTACCAGTATCGTCAACGTTAAGGTTAGTAGAAAGAGCAGGAGCGTAATCTAATACACCAGCCATTGAAAGTGCAGAAGCAACATCAGATGAACAGATAATAAAGTTACCTTTTCCTCTTCTTGTTTCTTTAGCAATTTTGTTAGACTCTCTTTCGATTTGGAACAATAGACCTTTAAATTTCTCAACAGACCATCTTCCGTTTGCATCTACGTCAAGGTTGAAAGTACCTGCACTAGCTGTATCGGCTGCACCGAGTTTGGCTTGTGAGTTTACTGTTCTAACAACTTCTCTGTTGATTTCCGCAAGAATTTCTGATGAAAGAATATTTGCAAGTTCTGATTCCGCATCAAGACCGTGGATTGCTTTAAGGTCTTGTGCTAATTCTAGTGTGTATTCTGCTTTCAATGCTCTTGACTTTGCAGTAACAGTAGCTTTCTCGATAGAGAATGCCATTGAAGCAAAACCGTTTGCAGTTGCATCACCTAATGCTTCAGCCTGAGCTGTAGTCATACCAGTACCAGTCGTATCTTCATACGAAGGACTTGAAGTATCAAAAGGGTCTGAGATTTGAACATTAACACCAGCTTTACCACTTTCAGGTGATGCAGTTGATGAGAATTCAGTATCAACTTCGTTGACACCCATAGCTTCTGTTTTAGATAATATAGCAGATTGAGTCATGTAGTCATTATATCTTGCTTTCATAGCAAAGATAAGACCAGTAGGCCCAGTCATTGGTTGAACACCGCAAATGTCGTAAGCAACGAGATTTGGCATAGCTCTACGAACTAATGAGATCAAAATCGGATCCCAGTTAGAAATCGCACTACCAGTAGCATTTAAAGGTGCTGCCTCACCAAGGTTAACTCTATCTTCATTAAGAGCCTTTTCTTGGTTTTCAAGAATAACAGCAGTTACAGCACGTTTGTAGTTATCTTCGATCTTTGGAAGATCGGAGTGTTCTAGAATCGGTGACCACTTTTCTTGTAAGTTTTCTGATAAAAACATTTTATTTTCCTTTAAAAAAAATAACCTAAGACCTATAGAGGTCTGTGGTTACTAATTGCTTGTGAATATCTAGCAAGTATTGGGTCAAGAACTTTCTCGGTCTTTTCAACTTCGAATTCATTTGCCCCTTCAACTACTAGAGTTTCTTCAACTATCTTTTGACCACCTTCAGCAGGGAAGTACGCATTCTTAACTTCAGAAATCTTCTCAGCGAAGTCCTCTTCAGTTTTGTACTCAACACCTTCTGCAAGTGAAGATAATTTCTCTTTTTGTGAATCAGTTAAGTCCGAAGACGCAGCTGATATCACGTTCACTCTCTTGAGTGTTTCTAATTCTTCAGTGATGTCCATATTGTTCTGAACTTCACCATCCAATTTAGATTCCATCTCATCGAGACGATTTGCGAGTTCATCAATAACATTGTACTTGTCTTCAGGAACGTCAACATAATGTTCTACGAACAATGTCTTCAGTCCTTCAATGAAGTTTTCTGTCATTTCTGATCTCAAACCACGTTCTATTGCGAGTTCGTTTTCTTTCGTCCACTCTTCTGCACAATATGTTAAGTACTTATCAACTGCTTCCGCAAGGTCGCCTTTGACAGTCTCAACTGTGGTTTTTAATTCTTCTGAGTATTGAGCTCTAAGAGTCTCAGATACTTCCTGCACCTTACTAGAAACTGCAGCTTTGAATATTGTTTTTGCTTTCTCAGCATTTTCTTCAGAAAGTTCTAATGCTTCTGAAATTGCAGATAGGTCGTCATCTATTTCAATTTCTACCAAAGATGATTCAAGTTCAAGAGAAGTTTCCACTTCTTCTTTTACTTCTTCTTCGTCTTCGTCTGCTTCTTCTTCTTTCTTATTAAAACCTTCAAGAACTTTAGCAACTGCTTCTTCGTCCATAGACTTCAAAGACTCTACTACTTTTCTTGCTGTTTCAGCCTTTGTCAAACTTTCGTCAACTTCCTCTTCTGATACTGTTCCCAGTACAGACGAGATTTCTTCCTTAGTCATTTCCTTCATGTTGTTGACGATAGCTTTGATCGATTCCATCTTAGTAGATTTCTGAACGTCTTTACTAGACTCTTTCTCATCTTCTTTGATTGAATCTGCTTTGTCAGCTTTACCAGCATTCTTCTGTTGTGGGTCGTTCGATACGACTTTCACTCCAGCTTCTGCCTTCTTTTGCGCTGCAACAGCTTTGTCAACAGGATTTTCTTCGGGTTTGACGACATCAACTTTACCTTGACCAATAGTCGCAGCATCTGATGAACCTTGTTTGACTGTTTTTGAATCCCCTTTCTCGGCTTTAGAATCAGGTTGACCTGCTTCTTGTATGCCTTCTAGGTTGTTTTCTAAATCTGCCATTTTTTACTCCTGTTATTAATTCTTAATGAACTACTTAATTTATTTATATGTTAGAGGTTCTCAACGAACCTTTTCCATAGATTTAACTTAGTTTCTTCCAAGTTATTTAGTCGTGCAGACTTGAGGGTTTTTTGGAAGTCTTCTGCCTGCACGGCAGTTAACACTCCATTTTTACCCATAATCCACTCAACACCTTCCATGATTCCTTCGACAAATGCCTCAGGGGCAGATGGGTCTGCCACGATATCGCCTGCAGTTGCAAGTTGGAAATCGTTTTTTACGTATTGTGCATTACCTTTTTGCTCTAGTGAACCTAGACCTCTAGATGATACACCCAATTTAGCACCATCATTAATGAGAGCTTTTACAATCTCACCGTTTGGAGTACTTAAAATCTTTGCTTTACCAACATAGTTTGACCCTTCTAGAGTCAATGATTGGATAAGATGTGATACTTTGTCGAGATTGATGGTTGGCCCTTCAGGGTGTCCCAACTCACCGAAAGCACGTTGCTTCTCAACGAACTCTTTGACGTAACGACCTACTTCTTTCTCCATAATTTCTTTTGGATAGACTCTACCGTTACGGTTTTTGATGTCTGCTTGCATAAAGACACCTTCAATGAAGTAATCCTTCTTACCGTTTGTTGATTCGGTAATGATCGGTGCAATATTCTCGTTAAACTCTGCTATTAATTTCATTAATGATTTCCTCTATTGTGACACCTTCTTCAGCCATTTGTTGCATAACCTGTTTGATGTCTTTAAATTCTTTTTCTGCAGCAGCCAAATCCTTATATGGCGAACCACCTGTAAAGTCCGAACCGTTCACGAATACGGACACTCTGCCTTTTGCAGTAGTGTAAGTGATAGTCGTTGGTTTACCACCAACTTTAACAATATCAGTCTTGAGTTCTTTATGACCACTAGGTAGTTTCACCTTAGCCTCATTAAGTTCTCTAGAAATCCGCACGAAACTCTTCATTACATTCCTTGTGGTTCTGTTGTAGTTGACATCCAGTCAACCTGTAAACCGACACGTTTCATGTCTACTGTCTCGGCTGCTTTCTCTTTAATGCCTTGATCAATTTGATCTTTTGCATCACTAAGATTTCCTGCTTCGATACTATTTACAATTTCTTTTGCTATTTCACTACTCATCATTTACTCCTAATACTGTGAGAATCCACCATCATCTTCGTCTCCACCAACTCCTGCCTCTTTCTCGGTAGAAATTTGTTTATCAATGGTCTCAATCTCTTCTTCTGTTTGTCGTAGTATATATTTTCTAACATATTCTTGTGAGAAATATTTACCAACATATTCTGATACATTTTGAAGTGCATCTAATCTTTCCTTAAAAATTTCCTGTTCCTTCAACTCAGTGAAGTGGTTATCTGCAGTAAAATCATACTGGATAAAATCTTTAATCTTGTCAAACTCTTCAGCATTTGCAATTTCTTTTAAGATAATCTGAGTTCTCAAGATATCTGTAAATACTCTAGCAAACTTCTTCTGAAGTCTGTTTGTGAACTTGTTGAACTTCAACTCGTCCCTATTAATCTCTGAAGACCTGCCCATGTTGAAACCATTATCTGATTCCATCCTAGACGATGGTACATTAAGAGACTGGTATAACTTCTTCTTGAAGTACTCTACATCATCAATCTCTGCAAGGTTTTGTCCGCCTGGCAATGTAGATATCTCCGTTCCTCTACCACCTTCTCTTCTTGGTAACCAAAAATCTTCCAACATACTCATATGTTTTCTGTCGTCTTTGATCTCACCTGTATCTGCATTGTAAATAAGTTTATTTCTGTACTTATTCATTGTCTCTGAAAGATACTGTTCGGCCTTTGCCTTAGGTAAATTACCAACATCAATATAAAAAATTCTTCTTTCGGGAGCTCTAGACAATCTATAGATCACTAGTGCATCTTCCATCATCGATAACTGATTTGCAGTCTTCAATGCCTTGTGCATATATCCAATTACTGCATTTTTGTTATAATCCAACAATCCCGAAGTAGTATAACATACTGCCTCAGGGGCAATTCTAAGAGTTGCACCTTCTACGGCACTAGTCTTATCAAAACCTTTATCATTGAAGACATAAAATTCTTCAATTTTTTTAATTCTTGTTACGCCGTCCTTACCTTTCTCTTCTTCAACATTTCTGACCTTCTTAATCTTCAAGGGGTCAACGTTCCTAATATCAACAATACCAAGTTTAGGGCGTTTACTGTCAACGACCTTATGGAAGTAAATTCTTCCATCAACGTACCATTTTCTGAATAATTCATGAGAGTTCTGATTGAACTTCATTAGTGATAGAATGTTAGTAAACTCGTCTTGTATCTTCTTTCTGATACTATCAGAGAGTTTAACATCTCTGAGGTCGAGTGTGACTATCCTATCAGAACTATCCGATGTGATACACTCATTGATAATGTCTTCGATCGCCGAGTCACATTCAGGGACTAGCGATGTCTCTCGGTATTTTCGAATGAGTTCAATCTCACTCTTGATACCACCTTCCATATCGACATAGGAGCCATAGGCTCCACCCGATATAAACCCACCTGCTTGTTGTGAGATGACTGGTGTACCGTCATCATCAACTGGTGGAACAAACGACTGTCCTTTGTTGATAGTCGTTGCACGTAGCTCGTCTTTTTTACGAGCGATTTCAAATCCGAATATTTCCATACTATTATTTATAACACCTATAAAGTGCTAATTTCACTGTTATTCTACTTAGACTGTTCTTTCCCAGTGAGAAAAAGCAAATGTCACATCAAAATCTTCTAATGCATCACCACTGTCGTAAGACAGTTCGATAGCACCAATTTCGGATGGGAACATATTAAAAAACTCATATCTCGCTAGAACAGAATCATCTTTACCTAATTGTTCAATATAGGCACGACTTAAGAGGTAATCGGTTGTTGTTGAACCGTCTGAAGTACCAAATCCTTGTATCTCTTCCTGCCATGCTTCTAGAGCAGTTCTTGCAGAAAATTCTACGTCATTGATGATCTTCACTGTCCAGTCAGCAAAGGTTCTATCCCCAGCAAGTTTAAGAGTTTGACCTCTAAACTTAACTGGAGTTATTTCTATTGTTGCAGCTGGTATTTGAGCACCACTTGCTAAAAATTCAATCTTGTTTCCTGCACGAGGTAGGAAAACTCTGAATCTGTTTGCACGTGGGCCACCACCTACTAGTTGTGCTTTAAATTGGTCTATTGTTGCCATGTTTTATACTCCTTAAACTGCACTATAAATTTCAGAAAACTCGACACCACTTCTGGCAGCGACAAAGTTCAATGTAATGAAGTTAATAGATCGAGCAGGTTTGACAAAAATTGAACATACGAACTCGTTTCTATCGATAACGGAGTCTGTGTTGTTAGTGTCGTCACATATTACTGAATAATCTACTAAACCTCTTCTGTTTTTAACATCTCTTAGGAAAGGTTCAATTGCACTTCTAAACTGAGCTCTTGTGAAAGCATCGTTAAATTCGAACAATTGTGCTTTAGCAGCAACTGCTATTGCTTTCTCTAATACTATGAATAATCTTCTGACATTAATCCTATCAAATGCTGATGGAGAACTTAATGCAGTTTTGTCACCGTACAACAATGTACCTTGGCCTGGGAAGGTAACCACTGGGTTAACTCTGGCTCTGTATAGGTCATCTCTAGATGCTTGTTTCGGATTGAAAGCAAGTTTAGTGATACCTAAGTATTGTCCTCTTGAGAATCCAGCAGGTGAAACCCATGAATCTCTAGTAAGGTCTGATCTTGCCATAATACCAGCAGTGTGTCCGTTTGCAGGAACCCATCTGTATGTATCGTGGAATCTATCGTACTGGTATACCCAACCACTGTCAATTACTGCATAAGAACTTGAAGTTGCTGTATCGGCAGTTAATTTAACATTGGATGATTGAGTTGACTCACTTGAAACACCAACGACATCTGAATATCTAGGTGATAAGATAACCATGCAATCTTTTCTTGCTTCTGCAAGAAGAATTGCTTGATTAGCAAGTGTTGTCCAATCTGCACGTGTATCTTGTTCTGCAGACCCACTCCAAGTTCTTGTGGAACCTACGATTAAGAATGAGATGTCGATTGTTTCTGCATCCCCGAAATGAGTTGTCCAGTCACCGTGTTTTTGACCAGCAGTACTGATACTTCCATCTACACCACCAGTTAATGATATTGCCCATGGTGCTGTCGGCCCTGTAAAGGGGTCTGCAACGGAAGTTGCAAGTGTTCTATCTTCTGCAGCGGTTAAATCTGTTGCAGTGTTGTGTCCTGACCAGTATACGTATTTTGACTGTGTAGCAATTACATCTTTATAGTAGAGTGAACTACCTTCAGGTGTTTTTGCATCCGAAGCCATTGAAGAGAATCCAAATGATTCTAGTACTGTTCCAGCGGCTCCTGTGAAAGCACCATCTTCGTCTATAACTACGATATGAATTTCATCAGCAGTTGCACCAGCGAGGGCTGCACCACTTGAAATGCCTGGAGCTTTGTTGAATAGTGAATGGTGTTCCCATTTTCTATTGATCGCAGTTCCACTTGCAACTTCAGTGACTATACCAGTATTTGCTGGTTGACCTAATGACTTAACGGTTAGATCGTTGCTAGCAATACCTGTTACTTTGTATTCTTGTGTCTGTCCAGCGAAGGTTATAACATCTCCGACTTGGAAAGCTGCACCTGAAACAACAGCAATAATTGTTTGTCCAATTGCCTCGATTCCACTAGTAGTTGATGCACTAGTTGAAGAGTAAGCAGATGCACTAGCACAATGAGAAACTTTAATTGAATTTCCCAAAACGCCAGGATATCTTGATACCCATTGACCGACTGTGCCGTTTAAAGCACCCGATTTGTAAGAATTTACGTAGTCTTCGTTATTTTTCAATAATGAAGTAGCGTCACCTGAGTGGTTTGCACTACGCATTAATGAGGCAGTTGACCCCGATCTTACGATTCTTAGTGTAGAACCATATTTTAAGAAAGATTCTGCAGTATAGAAGTCTTCAGCTGCTGATGTTGAATTAGCAGGAGACGAAAAATTATCTACCAAACCCTTTGCATCGGAAACTGTGATTACTTCACCAACTGGGCCCCATCTGAATGAACCAACAAAAGCACCTATTGTGCTTGATACTGCTGGTACAACATTTGTCAAATCTATCTCTGAGATTTGAACGCCTGGTGATACTTGAAATGCCATACTTTTACTCCTGTTAATGTAAAAAGTGTTGTTTATTTTAAATCAACATTTTTTTAAAAAGTGTTGTTTACTGTTTTATTTATAACAAATAAAAACTCACCAACACACTGTTATTCTCTTTCAGCTTGTGCGGGGAACCATCTATCCCCTTCTGTATCCACAAAACTTACTTCTTCTGGCCCTTGGGTTGCACCAAAGACTCCAGCAGGTAACATATCATCTTCAATCATCTTTTGTTGTTCTGAATACAATAAGTCCTTTACCGCAGAGTCCGTTAAATGATAAAAGAATTCTGTTGTTACAAACCATGCAAATAATACGCAGTTCATAACCATGTCATCATGATAGCCCTTTGCTGCTTCGTATGATGTCCCTTTATTTATAAAGGTTAAAAGTTCAGTTATTGTGGCCCTATCGACCAACTCTAAACGATTTTCCTCACACAACTCTTTGAGTGTTGAACAACCGATTCTTTTAATCTTACGGTTCATCGTCACTCCGATATCTTCCTGTTTGGTCATCCCCTGTACAAATACATTGGGATATTCGATATCATAGTGTAATTGAGTAGCAACCATCCCCCCTTCTGCATTGTTCTCTACGATTACTAATGCTTCGTTATAGGGTCTAACATATTTTGAAATCATGTCGGGTAATAACATCGGAGACAACATATTGTCTCTGAATGTAGCAACTTGTTTAAAGGGTTGTACCGACACATCAAATATACTAAACGTGGAATAGTCGATTCCCCTACCCTTAGATACATCCACTGTACATACATATGAATGACCTTCTATGGGTCTAGTGTATATATTTATGTTATCCTTATTCCAGTCAGGGTCAATTGACCTCATTCCTAACAAACAATTTGAATTGATGAGTGTATTACCTGTTCCTAGGAAACTATTACCATACTCTTGTTCGAACTGAGTCTCGGATGTGTTTGCAATGGTAGACTTCTTCCATGCCTCATCTCTGCCTGGCACATCAAACCAATTAATAAGGAAATGTTTATACTCACTTTCTCTCTGTACTGCACTCTCATATAACTTGTAGAACATATTACCAACACCATTTGCAGTAGATGTGATAATAACCTTCGAGTTCTTACCTGAAGTAACAACAGGATATGTTGATGTATAGAATTCCTCTGCATTCTCTACGAACGCAAACTCATCAAGGTATAGTAGGTTGATTGAAAGTCCACGAATCGAACTTGAAGACGTTGCAGCTGCTACGACCTTCGAGTCGTTTGCAAACTCTATTGAACCTTTGTTAAGAATCTTAACTCCAGGCTGTAAAAAGAACGGAACTGATTCTAACATAGTGACGATACGAGATATCATCTCACGTGCAATTGCACCTTTGTTTGCAAGTACTGCGACAGTGACTTCGGGGTGAAAGAGGAGATACCATAAAAGGTATGCACAACTGGTAATTGATTTTCCACTTTGACGTGAAGCAAGAACTATATTGAATCGATTTGAATCGTAGTGTTCAATTAGATTGGCCTGATATCCACGAAGTTCAAACTTGACAAGGCCTTCGTCTAGTGATATAATTTGACAATAGTTCTCAATGAAGTGTGTAGGGTTGGATGAACACTTCAGATATTCTTTAAATTCTTCTTCGGTATACTGTTGTTCAATACCCGATCTTTTGATCTGAGTATTTCCAAGATATCCTTGGTTTGTAGGAGCTACCATCTAGTTCTTTTTCTTTTCATTTTTGAGGAACTTCTGCAACTCAGAAGTGGAACCAACATATAAATGGTTGTGTTGAGTCTTCACATTAACATTTTCATCACTTAAATCTTTCATTTTCTTCTGCAAGTCTAGTAGTTTCTCTGCAGTATCCCCAACGGTCTTTATAAGTTGTCCTGCAACCTCGTAAGCACGAGGATGTTCGGTTTCCTTACATAGGTCAAGGATTCCATCAATGGCGTCCTGGCCCCGTTCTACGAGACTGTAGAGGGTCTCACGACCATACTTATAGTCGTTCTCCATAGACTCAGAAGCTGTTGGGATTTTGACCACTTTGGTCTCTTTTTGAATCTCACCTGTGATATCTAAAATATCGTTTAGCTGATTATCTATTTTGTCTGCCATAATTATTAACTCGCATCTGTTACCTTGTCTTCTGTGAATGTAGACTTAGCACCGTCATCATAAAAACTCACTGTCTCTGCAACCACGAATGTATCGATTGGGTCAACAGAACCCACGAACTTCAGTCTAGATTTTGCACCTAGTGTTACTGCACTTGAGACTACTATCGATAGTTTATCACTAGCAATACTCACAACAGTCGGTTCGGTTGCATTCCCAGTCCCAAATACTTCATCTAAAGCACTTATCTTACTATTTATTGCAGTAGTAAAGGCAATTGTGGTTGATGCAGACACTACACTATTAGTTCGTTCTTCAAACGCAGGTTCGTAATGTTTAACTTCTTTAACAAGTCCCGATGCTTCTAACTGTGTCGTTGTGAACCCACCAAGTCCTGTGTTAATATAGTCTCTTTCAATAACCGATTTGATTATCTCACCAGTAAACACTGGCCCGAAGAAGTATATTTGCATTTGAAATTCTAAATTGTACTGGATTACTCTTCTTTCAGAGAAATCTCCTTCATAGGTATCGTCCATTGTTACACTATTCAATATTATCGGCACATCTCGGGTCTCACTCATCGAATCAACCATCTTCATTGTAACTGAGTATTCGGGTTGGAAGTAAGGAATGATCTGTTCTAGAATCTGTAATGCATCATTAGCATTCTTTGCAAGAATGCCTAGTGAAAAGGATATGTTGTAGGGTGCTGGTGCATATTGGAATCCCCTCTTACCTGTGTCTGCAGCTTCTAACTGATTTTTTTGGGTTTTTATTAATTTGTTTTGTTGTCTTGTTGCATCATATTCAAACCCACTGATCTCAAAGGCAAGTCTCGGTAGACTGATTGCACTTCTGTTACCATCGTTTAGGTTCTTCTCGTCATCTAACCTTGCTAACCATTTCTGTTTAGGGCCATAGGAAATTGGAACTAGACTCTTTGAAAGGACTGTTCCGTCTGATTTTTTCTTCTCGATATAGATATTATTAAAGAGTGTACCAAATATAGATACACTTCTCTTAATCGTTTCATGGTAAAAATGAGTACCGAACATTCTTATGGTTCTCCGAATGGATTAGTTTCACTAAAGTCTAAGTATGACCCATCCTTATCTTCAAAGTCTTTATTCTGTGCGCCACCATCATTAGCAAATGTCATCACATCTACAATAGATGCAATCGTTCTAGTACATCCTGATATCGTTCCGACCAAAGAATCTCCAACTGCAAGTGTCTTAGTGTTATGTACTATATTTAGGGTTTCTGTAGAGAAGGCCCATGCAGACACCTCACCAACCGTAACACCTGATAGTGTTAATGGTTCGTTAATAACATATGCACCCGAACCACTGTTCATGGTCATCTCGATTGAGTATGCTTGTTCGTTCTCAATAACATCGATAGAACCAATGTCTGTATCGAAATCTTCTCCACTGTATTCGAACAGTTCACACTGCATCTTGAATACAAATAGTTTACCGACTTGATAGAATGGATTCTCGTGTTCTACAAATTTGATTTCGAACATTGAACCCGACATAGGGAAGTAGATCAAATCTCCTTCGTTAGGTCGTAATGCTGTTGCAAGGTTTGAGTCTAGGGAAATGAATCTCTCCCATGTTCTTAAAGATAATACGAAGGTTGCAGTGTCACGTACTTGAACACCGAACTTACTGAAAAGGTCACCCTCTCCTTCGAATCCGTCTGTGTTCTCAATGTACATTTCAACTGCATATGCATCACCAAAAGTGGATTGCACGTCTTCACCAAGAATCGTGTCCTCTTCGACAAGGGCTCTCGGTAAGTAGTAACACTCATGTCCATAGAATCTAAGTGATTCAACAACTAAATCTTCGTAGAGATGTTGTTCAGTACTGACTGCATGGTTAAAAAATACATTAGTCGGCATTAGGTTATCCTATCATATCTAAAACAGGCATCTCAAAGTTATTTCGTGATTCCTCTTCTAATCTTAATATCTCTTCTTTTGCTTCTTCTTTCATTTGTTGTGCATCTAGTGTAACACCGCCTGGCAATGAAATTCCACTAAACTTGGATAGGTTTTCACCCCACTGATACTTAACTAAATTGGTTGCATATTTCTTCAACCACATATCGTTATAAACATCTGTCATGTCTGTTGGGTCAATCATTCTATAACACTCAACAATAATCCACTCACCAGCAGTAAGCTTAGCCGTATTGTAGTCAATGTATAGTCTGTTAGAATGCATATTATATCTTATAGGAATCTGTCCTACTAATATGTCGTTTAGCATTGCAAGATGTGATTGTACTTGTGAGTAGTATAAAACACTCGTAGATGATAAATCCCAAAGATCATTCAGTCTAAGTTGATATTGAATATCAAACATATTAGACTGTTGTCCACTTGAGAATGGGAAAATTTGTATTACACTTAACACATGTTCGGGTAGTGTAATGTAATTCTGACCTTCTCCGTAAGTCTGTCCACTTATTACTTGTCCACCACTTGTTGCAGCGTTATGTGTCTCGTTTGTTTTAAACGAATCAATCTCTGCTTGAGTAAGTTGGTGTTTTAAGTAACACTTGATTGCACCTTCGTAATGAAACTCACGAAAGTATTGCAGTGCTTCATCCATTCTGTCATCAAACTGGTCATCGTCCACGTTGATTTCGAGAACAGGAGCTCCAAGTTTTCTTTCTATGTAGGACTTAAATGTTGCTTTGCTGTTAGGTGATGCCATAATTGTATTCCAGTATTAATCGTCTAATACTATTTATACAGTTTATGAACCTATTCTTGGAAGTATGTTTTGGTTTGGAGTTTGTCTATCTTCTCGTCCATTCGGTCAAGTGTAGACATTAGTCTGCTAAAATCTGCTTCAATTTGATCTCTAGTGACATAATCTTTTGCGATCTCTTCTCGGGTTTTGTTCATTAATATATCCAACCGCTTTTGTTCGGATGTGAGCGACCTCACTATAAAACCAATCGGAAATACAATGAGTGATACGATGATGTTCCAAAGAACGACTGGGCTGACTACAAATTCCATGTAGTTATTTAGGAACATGGTTTCCTCGTTACACGGTTATTGGGTTACCATTAGTGTCTAAATTGAAAACAAATTCGTCAGGGTTCCAATTTTCGATGTTTCCTTTGTTTCCATCCTGTCCTAGGTAATCCATATTGATGTTGAACGATATAGAATACCGTTCTTTATCTGTAGGATTTGGTTCAACCATGTGCATTGCACCACTAGGGAAAAGAACTAATTCTCCTGATTTGCATTCAAACCCGAAATTGGAAGGAGTTCTCGGTGAATGTGGCATATCTGCAACGACCTTAACATCTGTTTCTATCATCTGCAATCTACCCTCATCTCCGTCACCCTTGATATAAAACACTCCACTGTACCAACACCCATTGTGTAGGTGTGGCATATTCCATGCACCCTTGTCATTGATGTTTGCCCAAGAGTTGCCAATAGATACTTTTGCATTTTTCGTATCCAGTCCATGAAACGGTAACACTTCGTCATTAAAGAGTTTAACAATTCTATTCATACATTTAGTGAATGCAGGACTTTTCTCACAACCATCATGGGATTGCCAACCAGTGTATTGATTGGAGACCTGTCTCCCCTTCGGGTCTCGTCTCCGCATACTATCCATCTCTTCAACAAGATGTGTCATATATGATTGGGTCAATCCTCTAGATTCATCTAAGTCTTCTTGTAAAAGATTTCTATGAAAAAGTAGGGTTGGGAATAGTAGTCTAACTGCCATTTGTTTCGTCTCCAAAATTCATTTCTAATTGTATCTCATTTGGTGCTGGGTTCTCTGCAGAAACATGAAACGGACACTCGGGTGGTGGAGTGTCTTCATTGAAGAACTTCTGTTTTGGTTTCCACATTCCCCTCTTTTTATATGGCCCGACTCTTTTGATATTTTCTTTCTTGATATCTAATGCATTTGCTTCTGTCATCGATATATTATCTTGAGTCGAATTTTTCACAGTAAGATTATTTATATACGATTCCATACTATTTGTTGTGTATGTGCCTGCCCATTCTTCTCTCTTGAATGGTATGATCTGACATAAAGGTGTTCCCTTCTTGATTGTGAAGGAGTGATTGACTTTAGGGTAGAAAATGATCTGTGCATTGTCTAAGTTCACATTGAACTCATCTGTATCAATGATGCCCTGCCATGTTGCAAAGTATTTGTTTTGATGTAGAAAGGGGTCTAAGTAGAAACATGAATACCCTTTGGGGGTTTTAATATTCCATGGATTCTTACATTTAAATGCATCTCTTATGGGTGCATTCTCACCAGCACCATAATAGGAGAACGCATCTAAAGTTTGAGTAGATGGGTGTGACTGAGACTCATAGGATTGTATCCAGTCGTCTTTCTCACCGTCTTCTAAATGAAACCACGAAGAAGTGTCCCCCTCTTCAAAATTTGACACTCCACATTTAACGTGTAGGTCTCGGTTTGCAAGTAGATACCACCCCATCTTTAACCAGTCATCCATTGCTGGACATGATCTTATGGTCTGTTGAAAGGTTCCGTTAATTGCTTCACCAACCTTCGCTTTTTTCCACCAATCGGGAACCACATTCTTTGCCAGAACTGGTTTAAAGTTCTGTAAAGTTGTTGGATTATATGTTTGAAAGTCTATCGTTGGCATCGTAAAATTCCTTGTCGTTTTCTAGTAATCTGACCTCGTCTCCTCGGACTACTACTGAACGTCTGTCTATGTATCTTGCAGACGGATTAGGTGCATCTGCACCGTGAGGTAGTCTTCCATCAAACATAATCAATCTATTAGGTTTGAATTCTACTTCTGCAATTTGGTGATTCTTAATATGATCTGCTCTACCCTGTATACCTTGTTGTTCTGCATCATAGATTCGTAAGGTTCCACCCCAAGCTGGGTTCCAAAATCTATTTGGGTAATACAAGAATGAAAGATTCCATTCATCATCTTCATGGCAATCTTTATGAGTAGTTCCATCTAGTCCTTGTGTCTGTGAATTCAATCCCATGTACTGAAATCGTTCCCACTTAAACCCAAACTCCATCTGAAGTCTTCGGTTTAAATATCTAGGAAAATACAACTGGTCTGTTACAACATCCTGCTCAGGGGTTTCATTATCCCTAAACCATGACGCACCCCAAAAACTGTGATGGGGTAATCCAGTAGGGCTATCAGAAGACACTTGATTAGTCTTAGACCAAATACTAGAACTAACTATTCTCTTATCAAAGTAATGGTGTAGTTCTGTAGATAACCAATTGTCAAGGACATAAATGTCCTTTAATGGTAGGTCTTGTATCTTAAATGGTTCATCGACATAGACTACTTTTGGAGTATAGTCCATAGAAATTATCTCGGGTGATCAACGCCAAAGTCAAATTTCGGTAAAGAATTTTGATAGTGTTCAAAAACTTCGAGTTGATCTTCTCTAGTCGCAATGATCGTGTCTTGGATTTGGTCACCAACATTATAACAGGCATCTCCAAATTCCATAACTCGTCTTGCATTGCTTCTGTGGGGGTGGTTTGAACCCTCTCTCCCTGCAAACAATACTTCATTTAGGTCATCGAAACCATATGAGTTTGTGCAGTCTTTTAATGAAGATAACACTTCTTCAGATATTTTTTGACAAAATTGGGAATTAAGATTGACACCCATTGGTGCTTCTGAGTGTTCAATATAGGCTTCAATGGATTCTTTCTCAGAGTCTTCTAGTTCTACTCTGTCTTGATTATCAAAATTACCAAGGCTGTCATCCCACTTTACAACTTTCTGTTCAATGTCATCATAGACGATAACATCGTAGTCAAAACCCAGTTCAGGTTTATCAACATTGTCAAACTCGTATTCAAGTCCGTTTGGTTTTCTTATAAAGAGTTTCATCTCTTCGGTGTATACTAGTGCATTTCTCATAATTTAAGTCCTCTGTTAATATTATAACTCACTATCTCGATTTCGAATAGAGGTTTTTCCAGTTGTAGTAGTCGTCTAGATTATTTATGTCTTTTGTATCCATGCCTTTTATCCAAGGCCCACCACGTGTGTAATGGATTCCACTGTAGTCCCACTTCTCTTCGGGGTCATCATACCCTTCAACAAAGATGTATTTCTGTGGTATTGGAGAAATCTTATCAGTCCATTCAAATTGATGCAACTGTTTCCCTGTCCAAGAGTTCACTACTTCAGGTGTCAACTTCTTACAGTCTTCGTGTCCGTTGTTGAATACCATTAGACTTGACCATAGTTTGCATGGGTAGTCGATGTTCACTTCACCATCAAATTTAGTAGTGTCGTGTTCGTAGTGTGGATACTTTATACAAGCAACTGCATCATCGGGATTGAGATAGAATAATAATGGTAGAATATTCTTCTTGAATATGAAATCGTTGTCTAGGAATATACTGAAACCTTCATAGTTCTCTAGATACGGAATTAGGAAACGACTGTAGGTAAACTCTGTACTTTGGTTTGCATACTCTCTATTATAGTCGGGAAGTTTGGAAATGTCAAGTAATTTAATTTCGGGTATAAATCCACAATGAGGCATGATGTCACCTTTCGGTATAGCTCTCTCGACACTTTTTAGGATAGAGTGTTCACATATCTTATCTAAATCACCCATAGTAGAGTCGTATCCGATATAGATATTGAGAGGTTTTCCCTTAGTCAATTTGTGTACTTTCTTGCCGTGGTCATAGACCTCAGACCTAAAATCCAAATCGATAAGAGATGGTTGCCACTCTATAACACCGTTGACACAGATTGCACTCATATGACCCTGAGAACCCTTGCCACCCGCCTTAAGAGCAGTTCTCCAGTACTCTAGAGTTTCGTCTAGGGTAAGTGATGGTAAGTCGTCTAAGACCCTACAGTTGTCCCATACGAGGAGTTCCATATCGGGGTTTTCCATCTCCTCAAAGACTGCAGAACGAACTGAGCCTGGGTGGATAACGATTTGAAACCAGTCTTCGTTAGGTTGTTTAGATGTGAACCCCTGAATTGCAGACCTGAGTCCTTCTTTCTGAATGGATTGTATTAACCAGTGTGCTTTTGTTGAATGATACACTACACTTGATAGATATTCTTCGGGGTAGGTGTCTCCAATATCGGTAAGTGTTCTAATATCAATATATTCGTCATCTACTTTGAACCCGAATCCCATATGCCCAGGCTTATTAAGATTTGGGGGTTCGGGACAAGGGTGTCCTTGAGGTATAAACTTGTTGTATGC